TCCTACAAGGACAACATTGTACACTCCACCGGTCACCATGCCGAGATGCGTGTCATTGAGCCTACCTGCAAGGAAGAGGGTCGCACCGAAATCTACTGCACCGTCTGCGGTGAAGTGAGCACCGTTCTCTCTACCACGCCCAAGAAAGACCATACTTGGGATAACGGTGTCGTTACCACCGAGCCTACCACTGAGCATGAGGGTGTCAAGACCTACACTTGCACTGGCTGCGGCGAGACCAAGACTGAGTCCATCGCTCGTCTGCCCGCAAGTGCCAAGGTGGCTGCAAACCCTATCGTAGCCGGGGCTGAGCCTGTTGTCGAGGTTCCGGCGCAGGAAATGAGCGCCGAGAGCATCAACGCCGAGACCTATGTCGCAGAGACTCCGGTTGAGTCTGCTGTACCTGCTGAAACTCCTGCCGAGCCCGTTGCTCCTGTTGAGCCCACTGTACCTGCTGAGACTCCTGCCGAGCCTGCCGCTCCGGTTGAGTCTGCTGAGACCGAGAAGTCTGCCGAGACTTCCGAGGACAGCACCAACACCAAGCAGGAAGATGCCGACATGCCTAAGGAGACCGAGGCTGAGGTCGTAATCGTTGATGGCGCTGCGGAGTAAATCTCCCGTTTCCAACACAACAACATAGGTCCGCAAAGACCTGAATCCATCGAGGCTTGCCGGGAAACTGGCAAGCCTTTTTTATTGTCCGGCAGACCCGCGTGGTGCTGCTTACGACACAAAGAAAGGTGATACGAATGATTGATTATATTGAGAAAGCAAAGGCATTCGCCATGATGGCGCACAAGGGCCAGACCGACAAGGCAGGGGAAGACTACTTCACGGCGCATGTGGCCGTTGTCGCAGACGGCGTTGAGCCTGACCCGCTGGTGAAAGCTGCCGCCTACCTGCACGACACGGTGGAGGATACCGGCACCACGATAGATACCATCAGAGCGGAATTCCCTCAGGAAGTGGCTGAGGCGGTCTCTGTACTGACTCGGGAAAAAGATATGACCTACTCAGAGTATATCTGGCGTGTTAAGCAAAACGACATTGCCGTCAAGGTAAAACGCGCAGACCTCGTCAGCAACATGGACCTTAACCGAATCCCGTATCCTCTCACAAGCAAAGACCTTGCGCGAGAAGCCAAGTATCTCCGTGCCTACAAGATGCTTGATGGCAGAAAGACAGTCTCTGCTGTAAACCCCTATGCTCTGTATGACTATCTCATCACCTGCGGCTGGGAGAGTGACCTTTCTGAGAACCAGACATCCGAATCTCCCGTTCTGAAAGCGCCTTTCGGCTCCTACAAGGTGCTGGTTCCCCTTGATATGCAGCGCACAGACTACGAGCAGCGCCTCAGAGACGCTCTGGAAACGCTTTGCTCCTTCGAGGCGGCACCGATGTGCGATATCCTCGGAACGCTCTTATACTGGACGCCAGCGCCCGCAGAGAGCAAGTCCTGAGCCGAGGAAAGCGCTATTTCTGAAACTTGCAAAGACTCGCGTTTGTGTTGCTGTTGCTTTTGGCTGCTTTCTGACGGAGCAGATTCAGCACTGATTCACACCAGACGAACACGACAAGCACGCGAGCAAAATGCGACTCGCCCAGATGTTAATTGTTTGTGAATCATACTTGTACTCGCTACAAATCTGCATCAGAATATGGTATAATACAATCATAAAAACAGCGATAAAATGTGATATTCGCTGTAAAATCAAGCCATGCAACTGTCGTCTGCTTTTGCGGATGACATACTATGCTCCAGTGGCGAAATTGGCATACGCGGCAGATTCAAACTCTGTTTTCTCCGGGTTCAACTCCCGGCTGGAGTACCATTTTTGAAATTAACTCAGGGGGTGATTTCGTGAATAATATAAGCGCTGTGGCCATCGGAATGCTCATCGCCGCGCATCGTGAAGGTGACGAGGAAAAATTCAGGGCTTATGTCGAGCTCATTGCCGAAACCTATGAGCAACAGGGAAATGACCATGCCGCTAACATCATCCGCAGCTACTATACGGGTGATTATGGCGAGCAGGGAAAAGTTATTCTGGATGAAGCAACAGAACAAACTACATACTACGAGACAGGCTGGTATGAACCTGATGTTTTGGGGTCCGGTGGCTCCTATCGCGGAGTTACAAAGGCAACTTCCGAGGAAGAAGCATTGCAGCGGCTGCTGAAACACTCTGCCGACTATGCACAGCGAATCACCTTATACAAAAAAGACGGCAAAATCGTAAAGCGGGAAATTTCTGAGTATGACCAATGGGAAAAGAAGTGGAGGACAGCCGAATGAAGTGGAATGTATTTTCTCTCAAAGCCGTTAAAGAGGCATTAAAACCCAAGTTTGTGTTGGAGAAGGTCCGTTATGTGACGGATGACGAGGAGTACGGTGAAGGCGAGTCTACGCGCCTTGTCTTCCGTAATGTGGAAGAGATGCCGGAAATCGACTATATTAAGCGGACCGTCTGCACATTCATTCAGGACACCTACATTCACTTCAAGGACAAGAGCCTCAAGCCGATGCGCCTTTGGCAGGATAATCTCAACGAAAGCGAAGACCATATCCGTTATTCCACGAACAGCCTTGTGTCGCCGCCGCTGGAACTCATTGGCGAAACATACATTTCTGACGAAAGCTACACACACAAGTGGCTGGTAGCCCAAGGAGGAATTGAACTTCTTGAGAGAGCGTCCATCACCATCGACGTAGATGTCATCTATGCCTATAACAATGTCGATAAGGTTGAGAAAAGTTCCGAAGACGGCGAAGTACATGGCGTTCTCATCAACAGTACAATGTATCTGCGTGAATCGGAAATCAAACAGGTTGCTCGGCTTATCAAGGACGAAAAGCTCCGTAACCGCGTATTGACGCTGATGCGCTCTCATCGCCGCATTGTGTCGGCTCCCGAAAAAGAGAATCGCAATATTCGGGAAGTTGCTTCTGCGCAGATGCTGAGTCAGGAGTAATCGATGGAGCATAGAATTTCAGAAGTCGGCGCTCAGATGCTCAAATATCAAGAGCAACTCGCCAGAGATTATGGATACAAGCCTATCCCACGCACCTTTTTCTGCGATGTGAGAGCCGAGTTTCAAAAGGCATTGCCGGAATGGTGCAATGTGTCCGGTGACACGATTTCGCTCGAAACCGCTGATGGCACAGTCATTACCAACGGGTACAACCGTATCGTGATTGGTGACTATGGTGCATTTGTTGAGTTTTCCCGCGTCCAAGCCTGTATGCGCCGCCTCAAAATCAAAGAAGGGCAAATGTATCGCGCAAAAGACCCTCGCTATGCTGAGCATGTCAAATATCTCTGGCTTACGGCAGATGATGGTTCGAATGTGAAGGTTTATGAACAAAAGCGTCCGGTAGAATACGCTGATTATAAGTCGGGAATGCTGTATGTCAGTGTATATGAGGTGTTCCCACACATCTAAGAAAATCAAAATATGAAGTTTTACCCAGTTCAGGGTTGGTTTTTTTATCGAGAGTGCCGTAAAGACTACTGGCTCACGGAGGTAACCGACAATGACTGACTCAGACAAAGCAATTGCATTGCGCCCATCATACTGGGCAAGCGTATCTGGCGGAAAAGATAGCCTGTATATGCTCAATTACATACTGCACCATCTGGACAGATACCCGCTTGACGGCGTGGTTCACTTTGAACTCGAAATCGACTACCCGTTTATACATAACGTTATCGACTATATGGAAACGGAGTGCAAGCGAGCTGGCATCCAATTTGTGCGAATCAAGCCGAGGAAAACGTGGGAAGAATTGTATGATAAATGCGGTTTCCCAACAAGAAAAGTAAGATGGTGTAACGGTCACTATAAACTTGATGCAAAGCGGCAACTATCCGAATGGCTGAACGAAGTCGGTTTTTATGTAGTGCATTACATAGGCTATTGCGCCGATGAAGAACACCGTTTTAACAAGCGGTTGAGTTCCAAAAAGTTAGAGATATACCCTCTCGCAGAAAACGGCATTAACGAGGATGTGATTTTGGAATGGGCAAAGACACAGCCGATTTTCAACAACTACTACAAAACCAACAAGCGCTGCGGTTGTATGTATTGCCCCATGTCCTCGTATTTGAATTTCGCATATCTGTATAAATACTACCCCGAAAATTTCCGGTATATGCTCGAAAAAATGCGGGAGACGGAAGAATTGAGAGAGAAAGAGCTTGGTAGACCGTTCTCTGTGATTTCATCGAATCCCAAATATAATGCGGATTACTTGGAACACATCGTCAAAACGAAATGGCTCAAAAAGCTCATTGAAATAGAGATGACCAACAATGACTATGTCGATGCGCATTGCGTCGGTGTGGATGTGGATGGTAACATCACTGTCCACTGGGTTGCATTAAAGAGTATTGGCAAAACGGTGTTTTCCAACGCAGTTGACGCTGCCAAGTATGCCGCAGAAATGCCGGATTATTATGATAAGCACTACTCCTTTGGCGGCAAGCAAATCAAAAGAACACAGTGGGAACATTTTCTTGAGAAGGACTAGGCATGGGCAAGCACAAGAATAAAAAGCGCACACCAATAGGTTCACTTCCTCAAATCCTCGCGTCTTTGGCGCAGATAAACCCAAAAAATCTCAACCATAAGTTGGTTCCGGCATGAAGAAGTAAAACAGGAGCGGATATGAGTTTACACGGAGAGCCCTTGTTTGAGGGACTGAATTTTAAGGATTTGTTCGGGAAAGAACTTATTGTCGATAAAGTGTTCTGGAGTTATGACGGCATTTCGCTGCTCTGCGTATGCAAGGATGAGGACGAAAAATTGTATTTCTGTAACTGCACAGAAGTGCGAAGCGAAGAGCGTTGGGTCCTGTATCCGGCAACAGAGCAGCAAATCGAACAAATCGTCAGTAAAAGCAAGACCCCGGCCGAAGTATTCCGGGATAGCCGTGTAGTGTATATATATACCATCGGCTTGGATACAGACCAAGGAACATTGAGGGAACTGACTGTCGATGAACTGTCAGATGCAGACAAACTTCCGGAAGGAGAGTATGTGTAAATGAGCAAGCACGAACTCGGCGCAGACCGCGTTTTCCACGAAGGTGCTGGTTACTGCGAATAAACATCAACCACAAGTTGATTGACCAGAACCACAAAAGTGGTATAATGTAAACAGAACGAAACGAAAGGAGACAACCGAAGATGCTGTGCAAGACTGTTAATGCTATGTCGTTTGCTGAGTATAGTTATGAATCTGAATTCGAGTCCTACGAATCCAGCTTTGTTTCCTATACCCATCGACAGGCAAAAACAGACCTCGAACGGCTGCGGTGCGTCTTCTGACGGCATTTGCATTCCGAACGCTGCTTGTCGATTCATTTCGGCAGGCAGCGTTTTTTTGTTGCCTGCAATACAGAAAGGCAGCAAAAGAAAATGAACGTTCCAACCATCGATATCCAGCAAACAGGTGCCAATATCAAGGCACTGCGAAAAGCGGCAGGCATCAAGGTAAAGGATGTGGCGGATACGCTCGGTGTCTCCACACAGGCGGTAGCCAAATGGCAGGCAGGCACTGCACTTCCTACCATCGACAACCTTGTGATTCTCGCCGCGATGCTCGATACGAAAATCGATGACATTCTCGTCATCGCATAAACCCTCGCCGCAGGATTGCGGCTATATGGCCGAATAGACGAATTGGTTAAGTCGCAAGCCCTTCAAGCTTGAGAGTGTGGGTTCAAGCCCCATTTCGGTCACCATCTGCTTCTGTAGCTCAGTTGGTAGAGCAGTAGGTTGAAGCCCTATGTGTCGCTGGTTCGATTCCAGCCGGGAGCACCATATGCGCCGGTATGCAAGAGGTTAAAGCAGGCGGTCTGTAAAACCGTTCCGTTACGGTTCGTAGGTTCGAATCCTACCCGGCGCACCATATGTGTCGGTATGCAAGTGGTTAAAGCAAACGGTCTGTAAAACCGCTCCGTTACGGTTCGTAGGTCCGAATCCTACCCGGCACACCATAAGGCCCCTTCGACAAGTTGGTCTAAGTCGCCAGCCTCTCAAGCTGGAGTCGGCAGTTCGAGTCTGCCAGGGGTCATACAAGCACCCACAACGAGATAGTAAAGTTTAGAGTTCGGTAGTCAACTTTATTGTTTAACAAAACGGGTGCATATCTGCAGAGGTCGCCCAAAGGTAGGGCAACGGATTGCTAATCCGTCGTCGGGTCAATCCCCGGCTTGCGAGTTCGAATCTCGCTCTCTGCGCCATATGCTCATGTGGCCGAGTGGCCGATGGCAGCGGTCCAGAAAACCGCCGGTGAGAAATCGCCCGAAGGTTCGAATCCTTCCATGAGCGCCACTGCCTCTAAAATCTTCGATTTCAGTCGAGGATTTTAGGGGCACTTTTTTGTTTGTATCTTATTTGTTACGAATCAGCGTTCATGGTTGTACTGAATACACATTTGTGGTATAATGCTAATAAAGTAACGGAGGTGCGCCATGATTTTCGAAATGACCGAAAAGCAGTATCAGCTGTTTTTGCATGTCATGCAGGTAATGCAGACATTCTACGGCAACAACTTTTCTTCCATCTGCAAAGAGGTCGGGGACGCCTACGGTGTGAATGATGTGGATATCGAAAAGGCATATATGATATTCACCGACTTCAAGGTCACGGCTCCCGTGCCTACCATGCAAAACGCAGCAGGGGAAATCTATCAGACTGCGCTCGCGGCAGCGGATATCGAGGCAGGGAACAAGGAGACCCCGTATACTAAGCGCATCGACATGAACGAAAGTGCTTGGGTAAAAGCTGCTGCCATCCTCGATGCGTATTCCAGAATCCTAATGGGACAGTTCAGCATCATCTATGAGGTTCTCGATATAGCTGATACCGACAACAAACCGCAGCTGCAGGCGTATCATGACGCTCGTTGGGGCGGCATCGGCATAGCGGAAGCCCGTGACCTTCTGATTCCGCAGCTGAGAAAACTCCGGGTTGGCTGGAATGGCAATTTCGGCATCTCCAACGCAGGGCTTGCCTACAACAGCAAACTTGCCTATGAGATGCTCAAAGCAATCCTGTATGCGTGCAGGCAAGGGGACGGCACCGTTCTGAAAGTAACGGACGAACCGCTGATGTATGCGCCCGGCAAATCAAATATTCATGCGTTGTAAAGCATCTTTTTAAGAAGGAGATTTCATGAAAGCCAACTATAAAGTCGTAAACAACCGTCAGGCGCAGCTGAAAAAGGTCATTCAGAATTTTGAGCCTACGGGTGTGTGCGCGTTCCTCATGTTTCGCTACTATGTTATGCAACTGATGGCCGAATCGGAAGCTGCAGGTGGGCTGAATGTACCGCTTAGCGATTCCGCTGAACTGCGAGTGAGTGACAATGTCGATGGGTTCTTCTCCAGTGCGAAGGATGAGGCTGTTTCGAATTATCTTGACCCTGACGACGAATCTAAGGATGTCATCATCCATTTCGATGGCACTCCGGAAGAATTCTCCAAGGAACTTGAATCGTACATTCTCGTGGCTATGGTTAGCAACTTTGAGCACGCATTCCTCGATTTTTCGGATGTCACCGGTATCAGCCGTGGGCACTTCGAGTTGGCTGTCGCAAAATTTATGTCCGAATACGAACAGACAGAAGGAAAGGTCAACAGCTTTTGTGACTACGAATATGAGGAGTGATGAGTTGTGACGGTTCTCAAAAATGCACTCGCGGTAAATGACGGCAAAGCGGTCGTCATTTCGATAAAACGCGAATGGCTTGCTAAAATCATGTCGGGTGAAAAGACGCTCGAAGTCCGCAAATCTCGGCCTTGGGAAATCTCGTTTCCATTCGCTGTATTCTGCTATGAGACAAAGGCAAACGGCGGTGCAGGGGAAATCATCGGGGCTTTTACCTGCGAGGACATCGACCAGCTGAACTGCCTGACAGGATTGTCTCCTTACTATGCAGACGGCGAAAAGCTGTCCGGTATGGCGGATAAGTTTATTCGGGAAAGCTGTATCGATATAGCCGCGCTGTTCGAGTATGGCAACAAAACCGGCATGCTGTATGGCTGGAATATCTCAAATGTCCGCAAACTTTCTCTGCCCATGCATCAGCTGCACCTGAAACGCGCCCCGCAATCGTGGCAATACATCAACCTGAACGCAGACGACATAGAAAGCGTAGCTACCGCCAGCGAGTGAGCAGGAAGCGTAGCTGCGAAGAAATTGGCGAAGGCGAAAGCGTAGCTGCATCTTAAAATCCCCCTTGCACAGTTGTGCGAATCGAATAGAATAGTAAGTGCATGATAGATACCATCTTCTGATTCCCCATACCGGTAGATTCACAATCTGTTATGTGCTTAGAGCAGACTCTCGAAATGAGAGTCTGCTTTTTTGTTTCCATTTTCAGAAAAGGAGGTAAACCTTGAATACCAGAACATTTACGCAATTTGCAAAAGCAGCCGAAAACTGCCGCTACAAGAACGATTTTCAGTTTGATTTGGTGCAGTGCGAGAAAGCGTATCAAATGGGCGGCGAGATGCGGATTGAAGCCGAATGCTGGCTGAATCTCTTTGAGAGCCTTGGAGAAGACGACATCAAATCCTATGTCAAGTCGGTCTATAGGCCAGGAGACCTTGACCCGTTTCGCAAGAAACTGCCGAAGGAGTAAGTCCCATAATGCAGATACTATTTCATCTCATGGCGAATACCGGATGCTTGCCGGACAAGGTCGTTCCGCAAATCCCTACGAATCGGATGAAGGGGGAGGACCAGGAAACACCGAGAATCTGTACCGGACACACACTCGATGACTGCCTGACCGGCATCGGTATCCCGCATTTCATATCGAGTTTCCTGCTATCGGAAATTCGGCAGGGGAGAAGCGCGAAACACGCCGCCGAGACGATGCTCCTGCCGTTCGTCGGAAGAGTGTATTGTGTCGAGGATAACAACCCAGCACTGATACTGGACGATAAGACAAAGTATTTCGTGGCGGATTCCGTTGTCACGCACGAATGCTGGCTGACGGAGTACATCGACCCCATCAGAACGGAAAAGCTATGGCTCGTGGACGGAGAAGTTCAGTTCATACCGTTTTCGCATAACGGCAAACAGTACGAATACCCTGTCGTTCTCGATTCTCAGTGGTCTTCGATTCCGATGCAGCCCGCTCCTGAATTCCGAAAATGCCTTCTTGACATCACCAAGAAATGGCTTGAGGAAGAATAAGATGCGAGAAATGTGCCGTGAATAACAACACTGAAATGCAAAAATCGCACACAAAACCATGGCGGAGTCTTTTTCGGAAGACTTCGCCTTTTTTTGTTTTTCTCTTGCGTATCCTTGCGAACGGCATAGAATTGGTATTGTACGATAGATAACATTCTACACAGCCGAATCTTTCGGGCGTACATCATTCACAATTCTGTTTTCAAATTAGGCAGACTTACCATTCGTGGTAGGTCTGCTTTTTTTGTTTTCAGAAATCCGTATCCATCTTTTTGAACGCGACTGCAAGGAGGTCCGCTATGTTTAATCGCAATCCAAAGAAAAACACCCGCTTCGCCATCTATGCCGGTAACCCAGGTTTTTCCGGCATGGTTATCTGCTCCGATTTTATCGGGTATGTCAAAGCCCCGTCGCTCAGCGATGCCTATGATGCAGCGTATCGGTATCTTGCCAACAGCGGATATACCGCCATCGTAGTCCGTGAAGCATGAAGTTTTTCCGACAACCGAACATCAATCACACCCCGCCGAACAGCTATTGTCGGCGGGAACTTTTATTCAAAGGAGTAATCACAATGAACGACAAACTGAAATTCTATGCCGGGACCACCGCTTTTATGCTCAGCGTCATCACCATCATAGGTTGCTTAGCCTGCTTTTTCTCGACGCCTGCGTATGCCGCGCCGGTAAAGCCAGCTGATGATTCTGATATCGAGTATGTCACGCCGTTGGAGGTCCATTTTCGGGAACTCAACGCTCAGCCGCCTTTCGCGCCGGTACTTTCTGTACCTGAGCAGGAGGTGGCCGAGACAGAGCCCGAATCCGAGCCTTCTGTCGAGACGGCAGAGACTGCTCAGGAACCGGCAGAAGAACCTGTGACTGACACGGTTCCTCAGAACCTTTCTGACAATGAGTACGCCATCTATACAGCGTTGCGGGATGCAGGTCTCTCTAAGGCCGGCACTGCAGGTGTGATGGGGTGTATGGCAATGGAGAGCGGGCTTCGCGTTACTGCCGAGAATCCGAACGATGGAGGCTATGGGCTTCTGCAATGGACGCACGGTCGCAAGACGAATCTCTTGAACTGGTGCTATGCATCGGGTCTGGATGCAAGTTCCGTGTCCGGTCAGGTCCAATTCTTTGTCCATGAGCTCAATGCCACCTACAGTCAGGCAGCTGGGTACTCGTATCCGGTATACGAGACACTCACCACGAGCGACAGTGTAGAAGATTGTCTTGCGATGTTCTTCTCGCACATGGAAGCCGGTGTGAATGTTCCTATCTCGTCCAGCAAGGTCTATTGCGGGAATCTGACGACCTTACAACTCTACAACAAGCGGCTGAACGCTGCTTACAAGTATTTCTAAAAAATGAGGCGATTTACTATGACAAACACTGCGTATAAGACTCGAAAACTACTGTCTATGCTCTCCAGCGCTGAGAAGGAGAACGACGGTCTGATGCTGACGCATAACCTGCAAAACATGCAGCGCAACGGCAAGCAGACGGGCTGTTACGGACACATCATGAATATCCTGAACGGAAAATGCGTGTATGTGACCACAGAACGGTCCTGCTATCAGCCGATTGCCGACAAGAATATGGTTCGCTATGCCGCCGATATGAAGGATTACTCCTCTGTATTGCTCGGTGCCAAGGGCCGCAACCAGTTCGTTACCAATGATGAGTTGGTCGGAAAAATCGTTGACATGCTTCGCTAACCGGAGCAAGAAAAGGAGTATCGCCATGAACAGAATCATCTATACCATCTTCAAAACCTTAGCCGCCCTGTTTGTTCTCTTCATCATCCTGAGCATCAGTGCTTTGGCACAGTCCTTCACGCTGCACAATATTGCGCTGCTCGTGTTCAGTGTCATCTGCCTGAACAAATGCTGCGGCATCCTGTTAAACTAAGGAGAAAAAATCATGAAGAATAAATACAAAGTTGTTGCCTTGGTTCCTTTGGAGTTCTCTGTTGAGGGAAACTCCGATTCCAAAGAGGCAATCGAATCCGTCAAAAACATTTTCAAAGCGTGTCGGGATGATAACGACTACGCGGACATCGTTTTTGATGGTATCGAAGAGTCACTTCGTCACGACAGTATCGAGTACAAAGTTGAAGCCGCCCAGCCTGAACCTGAGGTGAAGGCAAATTCCGATATCCGTTCTGTTGCCTCCGATATCTGCGACGTCTTCGAAAACTATCTCGATGAAAACGGTGTCTGTATTGTGTGTGACGATGCAGACGAGGAACAAGACCGAAAAGCAAACGAAAGCGGCGCAATGTTGTATGGCATGGAATATTGGCATCTTGTCGAAGATGTCGAGTTCCGTGTGAATCATATAAATACACAATACAAGCTGTTCACCGTCTTTGATATTATGGAGGCATTTGATAAACTTCTCATTTCCAAAAAGCTTGGTGACTTTGTACCGAGCGGCGAAACTCGTTACCGTTTGTATGAAAAAATCCTGAGCTGTCTGCGTTCTATCAGGGAGGAATTGTAATGAGTACGAAAGGTTGGAACAGTCTGAAACCCATCACAGCCCCTGACCAGATGCCCGCACCCATCCACTGGAATCCGATGAGCGATGACTGGAAGCGGTGGATTGACAGCCATCAGGTATATAACGGCAAATCGAGATTCTCCAAGGAGATGCTCGATGCCATGAAAGCATTGCATGACAAGATTCTCAGCTTCGGCGGAGATGAGGTCTGCATGACTGCATACGACGAAGACGCAGTAAAAGCACTCAGTCGGGGGCAGTTCTTCTATGGCAGCAGCTATATGCGCAAGGGTCAGCCCAGTCAATGTCACGCGAATTCCGCTTATCTTTGGGATGCAAACCGTGGTCACTGCTCTATTGCGACCGGGTATGCTCTTTCTGAGGACGGGCTTTGGCGTTGTCATTCCTGGGTCGTACAGCCCCGGAGTCGCACGATGCGCGTCTGGGAAACGACCGTTAAGCGCGTGGCGTATTTCGGATTCGTGATGAACGATACCGAATGCCAGGAGTTTTTGGACAACAACACCTGACTACAAAGGGGTCATTTGCGTGAACGAATCTAACAATATCCAGAAGTTATCTGAATACGGCATGATTGCTCCGGACGGAACATGGTATCCTTGCGAGTTTGGAGAACATGCGGCTCTTGCGGGGCGCATCATCATGCAAAACAGAATACGCCTGAACCTCTCTGATAAGGAAGTCTTGGACATGGCCTATGATTGGAGCGGGAAAGGTCTCGATTACCTGTACCGGCGCGGCTGGATTGCTGTTCGTAATCCGTCTTTAGGAAAAACATTCCTCGATATGGACACTACCAAAACCGCCACGCAGGCACAGATGAACACCGTTTTCGATTACATCCACAAATATGAACGCTATGACATGGATATTTCCAAGCTCACAGCGTTCTAAAAGGGGAATTGAAATGAATAATACTATGATTCCGATTTTACCGGAACTGAAATCTGCGATGAAGCAGGTAACAAAACAATATCAGTCGGACTTTGACCTCGACACAAAGGTCATTCAGAAAGCCGCAAAGGAAGCGAAAGCCGACGGTAAACCTCAGACATTTCTGTGGTTTTGCCGGGAAAGCGGGACCTACATTGCGCGGGAATCTAACGCGTATTTGAAGGAATCGCCGATGTACATCTCCTACCACTACTACGCGGACCAGCAGAGACGGGAAGCAAAAGGCATCAAGGCATATGTCGTCACCGTTACGGGACTTGATGGCAGAAAACCCTTGGGGTTCGCAACGCCCATCAACTACTTCAAGGAATGTGAGCGACAGAAACGGTATGCCGTTCCTGCAAATCGGATTGCTCTGCATTTTGAGAAGGAGACGGTCGTTACGGAAAGACCCAAGACTATCCCGCGCCATCATAGCGAGTACGGAGAACTCAAATCCGTCACCTATCTGCCGGATGATGCTGCTGCGCTCGACTATGCGCTTTCCATGGTGCATCAGAGCCGCGAGAAGTCCAGCCGAAAGGTAGGTGCCTGAATATGGGTAAGATTATCGAGTTGTCCCATGACGATGTTCAGAACGAACTTGCCTATGCTCTTATCTGCGAGACTATGGAGGGTGCATACTGGAATTCCGGGCGCAGACGCCGCATGTTCAGCAAAGCCTTTACGCGCAGTGAACAGCAGCGCATCTCGAACATCAAGGCTAAGGCACATAAGTGGTATCTCGTTACAGGCGTGCCGGAAAAGGTACGCATGAGTTACGATAACTACTTGCTGTGGCAACGCCTTGCGAACTTCTGTGCAGCTATCTGAGTATCAGCAATGCCAATACAATGGGCTTTCCTTTTGGGAAGGCCCATTTTTACTTGCATGTTTGTGCGAACCGAATAGAATGGAAGTGTACGATAGATAACATTCCACTTAGCAGCATTTGACACCGTACAATTCACAATCTGTAAACAACAAGCAGACCCACCATTTTGGCGGGCCTGCTTGTTTACTTGGAAAGGAGAAATTGCCTACGACAAACACATTAACTGTAGATTTTAGCTATGTTGCCGAATTGGACAACGGTTCCAACCTGAGCATGGTATACGGCGAAGATATCGCTGAGAAAGTTTGAGGTGAAATTATGATGTATCTGAAACAGTTCCCGGATATCTGCCGGGAGATGGGGCTTGCCGTGAAGGAAAACTCCAAAATTGTCACTCTGAGTGTCCCGGACATTTGCTACTCTATTGCCATCAACAAGAAACTCTTCTTGGAAGACTTTGAGTTGGCGGTCGATTCCTTTGACGATGTGCATGAAGCAATCGCCATTTTCGAAGCCGATGTGGATGCTGGAAAATTCAACGACATGGGTGTGGATGACTTCCAAAGACTCCAATCCATCTTTGAGAAAGCCAAGGAAACTGGCCGGCTCAAAGATGACACCGGCCTGTTCCAGACAGAGGTGGGGTTCTACGCTCAGCACGCCGAATGCCTTGAAGCCGTTCTCGAAAAGCTGCTGGAAAAACTGAAAAAGGAAGTCGAAAAAACGCGTCTCTATTCCTCGTCTTCCCATGACTTTCCGATTGTCATGAAACAGGTTGATGCATCCTGTTACAAAGCATATGTGCCCACGAAATCTAATAATGGGTTCATTGTTCAGGAATACATCTTTGACCTAGATGACATTGGAAAAAACGATGAGAAGAAAATTCGGGCTCAGTTCGATGGACTTTTCCAGAAGACGAACGCTGCTGACAGCTACCGTCTTTTGGCAGAGCTTGCCATCAAGGTTGGATACTTTGTCCCGGTCTGCGGAATTTTTTTCAAAAGTATGGGCGACGCCGTGTCGTACATCAAGACGAAAACCGACGTTGACATGACAATCGTGCAGTCTGATAAGACAAATCTCGAAATGATTCGGACATTGGATAAGTTTCACTTGGCAATGCTGCTGAATCATATCTGCGCGGACAGCAAAAATCGCCCCTCCTCCACCACAGGCTGGTGTGAATGGTTGGGCAATAACTGGAATTCTATGACTTGAACCATTTTTTAGAAAATCGAAAACCCAACTCAAAATCGAGACATCGCTACTTTCTGTAGTGATGTCTTTTTGATTGAAAAATCAAAGATTGCGATGGAGATAATGTCAAGAGTCGCACGGATATCCCACGATACGGGAAAGTGATGAATTGTAATTACATTAAGTTCATTTATAGTCTGAGTGATTCTTACGACCATGTTCAGGATTACTTATATTGCATTGCTAGAAGAATCGTAAAAGATGTTCCTCACGATAAAAGCCTGAAAGCAAGTATTTTGGATTTCATCGCAGACGCGACCCCCGACAACATGACGGAGAAAATCTTTGAAAAGCTTTCCTCCGAAAATGGGATGATGGAGGTCCTGCACAATAAGCGATACCTTATCATCAAAGAGGAACTCTACACCGCTCTCGCGACTAAAATCGGCGACACAATCAATAATTCTGAATCCCTTCCCCATGACTACTACATCAGCGATGCTGGTGCTCCTGATGTAAGCAACGAAGACACTATCATCTTTGGTGCTTTTGAGACGAAAAAGATGAAGGACTTCACCACCCACATCGATGAAATGCAAATGGATGCAGCTTGGAATCTCATTCGCCTTGCTGGTGCAGACTCTCATACACTGACACAGGATATGGTACAGAATCTTTATGGGAAAGGCTCAACTCTGTTCCTTTCTTCGGCCATGGATATTCTGGCAGGGGAATTCTCTGGAGAAAGTTCTGTAGTCGGGTTCAAAGATGGATATGTACAAACATTCCACAACAGAGAAATTCAGGATGACATCAGCAAGCGCCCGGAAAATTACATCGCAATTGACCTGTTGGTCAAATAAGCAACTACAAATCCTGCAAGCACCGCTTTGTATTTTCGTGCATTTCTAAAAATGCAGGAAAAGCTGAATTATGGGTAGCAAAGACAGCAGTGCGCCGCTCGTCTTCGAATAAGCAACATTTTTTCACTTGCCAAAATGTGCGAACTAAGTAGAATGGGTATTGTACGATAGATACCATTCCAAATCGAAAAGGCTTTCTGCCTTTCGTACATTCACAATTTCGCTTAAAGAGCGGACTTCTCGATTCTGAGAGGTCCGCTCTTTTCGCATCCAAAACACAAAAGGAGTTTGTATCATGAACAAAACTGTACCAACTATCGAAATGAACCCCATCGACGACATCCAGCATCTGCTCGAGGAATCCGGCTGCTATGAATCGGAAATCGAGATGATGAAAACCGCTGGCACCTACGATGCATTTGTCCGCAGGGTTCACGATGCCATCGACTGGGGTTATCTCTGCACGCAGATGACTGAACTGGAGAACAACACGATTTCCGCCGCCATCGACAAAGTCCATGGCATGACTACCAAGACGGAGGATGATGCGTGATGTTTAAGAATCTGGTGCGTTCGGAAAAATACCTCATTACAGCTGTGCTTTACCTGCCTAAAAACATGGACACCAAGATGGTTTCGTTCCTGTCTTCGGGCGCTGGCACCGCAATGCTCGATGACTTGGATAAGCGCGGATACCGTGTTTTCTGTGTTTCGCTCAATTTCGAGCTAAACGCCGAATTGACCAATACTTACAGCTGCAAGCCCGCCAATTCACTGCTCGAATTGATGAAGCGTGACCTGCGCCTTATCTCCGAGCCGCACATCTACATTGCTGGGTACTGTGACCGGAACGCATCCGAGTGGCAGATGGTCAAGAACTCGACCACAGGTCTTCCTCTCGTATCGCTGGTAGACCATCCTACCGATGCACGGACAAAGGAAGCATTCCTCTATCGGCTCAATGAGAACGGAGAAGCCTGCATGGTGTTCGATTCCGCTTACTTTGGCTCCGAGCACACGCCGATTGGTAGCTACCAACTCACCGAAAAGGAAATCCGCGCCGTTCAGGCAGCGCTTCGCAGCGAGAACTATATTTACTAATCACAGAAAAGAGTATGTAACCATGAATCTTATCATTAACACGGTCGGCGGTCAGCTTCTGACTCTCACCCCGGAAATGCTTCAGGAAAAGCTCGGTCTCAAATCCGACATTCTTTCACTCGGCATTGAGGTATCTGACGACAATACCGCAATTACCGCTCAATCCTATACCAAGTGGGAGTGTGCAGGCGATACGATTTGCCCTCTCATTGATGTGAATGTGAAGAATGACGGCAAGGAAATGCAGGCAGCAATGTTCCAGCTTCCGACGCCCGAAATCCCCGCTCCGTTCTGCCGTCTGTATGACGAGCAGGGCAGCGATGAGGAAGACTGGTTCGCAGCCGCAAGCTTCTCGCCTCGTTCTGACAATGATGACAGCAAGCATCCTGTGTTTGTGGACGACGGTTTCGGAAAGCCTGTCCCGGCATCCGATGTCATCCAGAACCGTGACGGAGAGTTATCTTCTCGGTGCTCGACCAGCAAGGAACTGTTTGACTTCAATGTCAAGGTCGCACAAAATCGCTGAGTTCGCTTTTAGTACAGCAAATCTATGTATGACAGGGAGTTGCCTTCGGGCAGCTCCTTTTTTTGTGCCTTTTTCGTTGCACATTCTTGCGAACCGCATAGACTGGTATTTATGGAGGTGTTTTCATCATTGAAAATTAAAAGAGAAATGCCTGTTTCAGTATCACCTACACTCAAATCCGCGTTTTCGCTCGGAACAATCGTTAAGGTTCGGCAGGACGCTGACCAGAAATATATGATTATCGGCTATGCAACCGATATTGTGCCCTACGCCTATTATGCTGCGCCATGGCCGCAAGGATTCATTGACGGTGACAGCGTTTTCCTCATCGAGCCGAACGAGATTTCCGGTATCGTTGCAGCTGGGACGCAGAACACCGAATCCGTCTTGTTCCTGCAGGCGCTGGATGAGGTCATGCAAAAGGAGACAATCTATGACAGTTAAAGAACTGAAAATGATGCTCAACGATATGCCGGACGACGCTATTCTGTTGACCCGGAGTGCTTTGGACGCATCGGAATTCGAACAAGCCACGGCGCGGGAGATGACCGTCGTTAGCGTTCGCGGTCGTATTATGCTTCCGCGTTGGGCTTATGCGTGTAACCTTACGCCGGACGGACCCGCAAAGAAGGCAGTATTGTGCGACTGAAAGGAGATGACAAAATGCGTCCCATCAACCAAACACCTCAAAGCGCCGATGGTGCCTACGAGCGCGAGACCATCATCAATTTCTGCGATGCAGAGAAAACCTGCTCGTACTATACGCGAAATTATTCGCGGGTGAACGAGTTACGCAAACTCGCGACAGAGCATCCCGATGAGGTAAAGCTGACCATCGATAAGGAAGATTGCGTAGAAGCGGAATTTCCGAAAAAGTGGGTGAAAATTCGCCCTCCCATGTTTATCTCGGAAGAACGCCGCGCAATCCTGGTCGAAAGTGGCAAGAAACTCGCAGCACTGTCGAAAGAAAAAGCGGCACGCAAAGCCGTGCAGGAAAAGGAATAAGGCCGATTGGCTTTATAATATAAATTTTTTTAGGAGGAATCATTATGTCCTACGGTTCAGAGGCGGCGGCCCTCAACGCACTTCTCAGCATCTTTGCTGGATTTTGGCTCATCATCCTGGCATTCTTCGTTCTCAACATTGTGGCTGGCTGGAAAATCTTCGAGAAGGCCGGTCAACCCGGATGGGCGTCTATCGTCCCGTTTTATAACAGCTACATCCGGTACAAAATCTTCTGGGGCAACGGCTGGCTGTTCTTCGTCCCCATCGTCTGCACTGTGCTCGGCGGCATCCCGCTGCTCGGCACGCTGCTGGTCATCGTCGGCGTCATCATCAACATCGTGACTCTGTACAAGCAGAGTGTCGCGTTTGGGCAGGGGATTGGCTTCACCATTGGCCTGTTCTTCCTGAACCCCATCTTCAACATGATTCTGGCGTTCGGTCAGTATCGGTACTTCGGTATCCCGCAGGATGGCTATTCTTATGACCAGATGAAGCAGAAGTACGATGTCTACAAAGCTGCTCATCCGGCTCAGTATCAGCAGCCGACTCAGGAACAAACCCAAAATCCTAACATGACTTATCAGGCACCTGCGCAGCCTCAGCAGCCTACCGCGCCTGTTCAGCCTCAACAGCCCGCTGAACCGCAGCAGCCGACTGAGAATCAGGGTCAATAATTACGGCTTTAGCGAACTCTCCGAAGCGGGAGGTCCGCTTTTTTACGGTCATTTTCCGCTATAATTTCAGCCCCTTGAACATAATTGTTGACGCGATATGCGAACCGAATAAAATAAGAATTGTACGATAGATACCATCTACTAAGGCGCTAACTGCGTTCGTACAATTCACAATTTTGCTTTAAGGCGGACTTCCCGATTTTGGGAGGCCCGCCTTTTTGCGCTCAAAAAAGGGAGAACGAAAATGAAAGTAGCTTTTCTTAACTGTACCGACGAACTCAATCCAGAAGCCGGTTCCGAACTCACCTGTGTGTTTCTTGACAAGATACCGGGAACCCTCGAGTTTTGCAAAAGACTCAAATTGAAGGACCCCAACCTGTATTTCGATGCGTATGTCCACAATGGGCAGCATGTGAATGCGTCTTACGGGTATCTGAAAGCAGGCGTTCCTGCAACGGTCGAAGAATACACACCGCTGCTAAATGAACTGTACGCTGTCGGTTACGACAAAAACAGCATCGAAGTATGCCAGGATTTCAAATTCTGATGTAAAAAAACGCATAGAAAGGAAATAAAACATGGATAGTAGTTGGAAGAATCTGCAGATTCGTATGGAGGCTGCTTGGAACATGCGCACGACCCCAAAAACCAAGCGCCCTAAAACCGGTGATATCATCAGCAGCGCACATTCTCTCGATTGGAACAAAAAGAAGGTGCGGCAGCTTCAGCAAGCGTGGAACGACGAGGTAGCAAAACTGGTAGCTGACCGCAACGAAGCTGTCTCGGATGTCATGGTTGACATTCTTGCCCTTATTCAGATGGATGTAAAAAGCGCTTCCTCTGTTCTTATCAGTGAAGAGACGGCAGAAATGGTCTGGGAAAAGGCGTATGAGCGTGGTCATGCAAATGGGTTTTCTGAAATCTATTACGCCATCGAGGACTACGAAGAATTGGTTATCGAAGCTCTGAAAGGAAAAAGGTGAAAAAATGGAACTCGAAGAATATCTACAAAATAACAATGTAACCCTTTGGCGAAATAACCGTGCATTAGGACCTCAGCAGACGAAATCTCTTGCGGATTTTGATTACGCGGAAGGACTGGAAAACATTACGGGAAAGATGGTTTGGATTTGCGACTATCGAGCAAACGCAGACCCAACCAAAAAACCAATTCGTGGAATTGAGCCCACTCCGGTGGTGGTGACAGATGCCAAGGAGACAAATAAGACAATTTATTATTCTCCTATTTATTTCCGACCTGTAAAGAACGGTCATGTTATGTCCAAGGTGATTGCTCCAATGGATAATACAGGTTATCGGGGATATACGGGTGAATCTGTAAACATCTTCTACACGGTTGAAGACTGTGTAAAGTGTTACCGTGAACAGGTGCGACAAGCAAAGGCAATCTACCACAAGGAACTTGCTCGTATAACCAATCTCTTTAATGCAAGAATTGGGGAACTGAGCGAGTCTTTGATTTCGTTTGCAGGTTACAACGTTTCGGAAAGCACTGTAACGGTAAAGGTTCGTGCATGGACTACAACGTACCAAACTGCAGACTTTACCTTCAGCCAAGAAATGTACCCCACAGAAGAAAAAATAGACAACCTCAAAAAGCAGGCGCTTCGTCTTTTGCCGGAGAGGATTCGTCGAGAAACTGACTGGCAAGCAAAAGGACTTGTTTTAAGGAACGTAGATATTTACGTTCTCGTCGATGGAATGAACGATAAGAGCGCAGAAGAAAAAGTTGCGCTCGAACTGAAAATTTGAGATTGCCATCGAAGCTTTGAAGGGTACGAATAAGCAATAAAAATTAACGCTGAAAGGAAAATTTGAAATGCTTTCTGTTAAAGCAGGCGATTATCTCTGGATGGTCGAGTTTTGCTTTGGGGTCCCTTATCCCGAAACGATTCGCAAGATGGTGGTCACACACACGGATTCTGATACCAACCGTTTTGAATGCATCCCGACTTCCGGAACCGCAAACCGCTTATATGAGTTCGATGCCAACGGTGTTGAGTATCGAGAAGATGCCGCAGTCGGCTATGAGCAGTATTTGCTGATTTTCGAAAACAAAGATATCATCTACGATATTTGCGACGCCGTCAGATGCACAAAAGCACTATATCTGGCTGCGCAAAACGATTTTAACAAGGCTTCTCTCGAAACCCTTAACGCTGCCGCTGAGATTCTCGGCGTGAAATACGATAGGGTCAAAAGGAAGTAAGTGCAAAGCAGGTCTCATCTCATTTTGGGACCCGCTTTTCTAATGTTCGATATTGCTAATGCCGCTGAGAGTGTTGTATGATAGATACTATAGCGGCTACACTGAAAGGAACTCATTACAATGACTGAATATATCAATACCTACAATGAACTCTGCGAGAAGGTCAAGCGCTGGAGCGCAGCTTACTACGAGCAGGATGCTCCTGTCGTAACGGATGAGGAGTACGACCGTGCGATGCACGAGATTCGTGACCTCGAAGCCGCGCATCCGGAACTCGTCACCTCCGACAGCCCCACACAGGTGGTTGGCGGCAAGCGCGTTATCGGCATTCCGGTTGAACACCGTGTCCCGATGCTTTCGCTTCTGGATGTCTTCTCAGACGACGAGGTACGCGATTTTACAGCTTCCGTGGTGAAGGAATACCCTGATGCCACCTTCTCTATTGAGCGCAAAATTGACGGTCTGAGCCTGTCTCTGGTGTACGCTAAGCCTGCCGGTTCTGACGGAAAACTGCGGCTCGTACAGGCGTCCACTCGCGGCGACGGACATATCGGTGAAGATGTTACCGACAATGTCAAGGTTCTTGGCATCCCTGTCAATATCCAGATGCCGGACGGTATCTGGAAAATCGAATTGCGCGGCGAGTGCTACATGAGCGAAGAGGACTTTGAAGCAACCAACGCCAAGCAGGAAGCAGCAGGGAAGAAGCTGTTCGCCAATCCCCGTAACTGCGCTGCCGGTACGCTGCGTCAGTCTGACCCGGCTGTCGCAAAGGAGCGGAACCTGAAAGTGTTCATTTTCAATGTGCAGAGTGTCAATGACGGGGAGGATTCCTCTGAGTTTGCTGACTCTCACTGCGACCAGCTTAACTATCTGCGCGATGTTTGTGATTTCAAGACCACCTACTACGCGCATTGCAATGATACCGACAGTATCCTCGCCGCTATCCGCGATATCGGGGAGCATCGTTATGATATCGATTATCCCATTGATGGCGCTGTCATCAAGGTAGACGAAATCGACATCCGCAAGAAGATGGGTGAGCGGACCAAAACTCCGAAATGGGCTATTGCTTTCAAGTATCCCGCTGAGGAGAAGGCTACGGTTCTTCGCCGTATCGTGTTGCAGACGGGTCGTACCGGCCGCGTCACTCCTGTGGCGGAATTCGACCCGGTACAGTTAGCCGGAACCCGTGTTGAACGTGCTACGCTGAACAACGCGGATTTCATCAAAAATCTTGACATCCGCATCGGCGATACCATTGTGCTGCATAAGTCCGGTGATATCATCCCGAAAATCACGATGGTTGAGAAGGAAAAGCGTCCGGCAGATGCTGTGCCCTATGACATGTCCAGTCAGGTTTGCCCTGTCTGTGGCGAGCCTATCGCTTCCGTGAACGGGTCTGTTGACCTGTATTGCACGAACGATTCCTGCCCTGCCAAGACGGTCAACCGCATCATCCATTTCGCATCCAAGGCGTGCATGGACATTAAGGGGCTTGGTCCGCAAATCATTCAGGACCTGGTCGATAGTCGGTTCATCTCCAACCCCGTAGACCTGTACTGGCTTTATGAGGAAGAATCCGAACTCATCGACATGTACGGTGAAAAGACGGCTAAGAAGCTGCTCGCAGCCATCGAGAACTCCAAGACCCAGAACGCAGACCGTGTTCTTAAAGGTCTTGGCTATCGTCTTATTGGCGGTCATGTTGTTCGTGCTCTGTTTACCCAGTGCAAGGCAACGGACGGAAACCTGCTCGGCTTATCTGCCCTGTATGTGGATAACATCAAGGATTGTAACATCCCCGGTTTCTCTGATGCAATCTATGCCGCTCTGGATGCAATGCTCTCTGACCCTATGTTCAAGCAGGAGGTCACAGCCCTGTACAAGGCTGGCGTCAACCTCGATTACCATGCACCGAATGCATCCGCAAACGGTTCCGCTGAGGATGCTGTACCGCTTTCCGGTAAGACCTTTGTAATTACCGGAACCCTGCCCACGATGAGCCGCGAAGAGGCTAAGACCTTTATCGAAGCACACGGCGGTAAGGTGACCGGCAGCGTATCCAAGAAGACCAGCTATCTGGTCGCCGGTGAAGCCGCAGGCTCTAAGCTTGATAAGGCCAACGCTCTGGGGATTCCCGTTCTGGACGAAGCAGGGCTTAAAGCTATGGTAAACGGGTGAGGTGGCATCATGTACGACACTAATCGTATTGCTCGTGCTGCTGAGCCTTGCGCGTACCATGAAGCATTTGCTGAGGATATGAGACGCTGCGACAATGCGCTCGGTATGGGCGGACTCATGGGCATCAACGCCGAATGCTGGCTCGATGTACTGAACGGTATGACGGATGCTCAGATTGCTGAGTATGTCAGCACCAAGTATAAGCCTGGTATCCTGAATCCGTTCAGGGACACCTCGCTTTTCATCAAGCACTAATCTTATCAGCCGTTCCACCTCTCGGGGTGGGGCGGCTTTTTCTTTTGAAATATTGTCTTGACGGCATTTTCGAACAGCATAGAATGAGTATTGTACAATAGATACCAAACCACGACCAAACATTTATAATCTGACAAAATTCAGACAGGCACCAATCAGGTGACCTGTCTTTTTTGTTGCAAGACCGCGCAAATGCGGAGAAAGAGAGTCTGAAATGAAAGCCATTAAATCCATCATTATTTTACTTGTTGCGATTCCCGCAATGGCTGTTTATGCACTTTTCGAAGCCATCATCGCATTGGCAATCGAGATTGACTTGGTTCGTATCCACACCATGATGCGTTGCTGCCGTAAGTTTAAGACGCTGTAACAGCAAGTCGCTCATTTTTATTTATCACAAGCCTCGAAAATACGAGGAGAAAGAGAGTTTACTATGAATGGCAACACCATCAATTCCAAGAATGTCATTTCCGGCGTCAACGATTTGGCTACCAAGTGTCCTAAGATTTCCGCTATGTGGAGTTTCAAGAACACATACACCCCCAGCGAAGTATCTGTAGGCAGCAACAAGAGAGCGTGGTTCGTATGCCCCAATTGTAAGCAGGAGTTTGAAGCCCGTGTTTTCCATGTCGCAAGGTCCTTGATGCGTGGTAATACCGGTTGCCCTGTTTGCGCAGGTCTTAAGGTCGTCCCCGGCATCAATGATTTGGCTACCAAGTGTCCTAAGATTTTCGCTATGTGGAGTGCAAAGAACACATACACCCCCGGCGAAGTATCTGCAGGCAGCAACAAGAAAGCGTGGTTCGTATGCCCCGATTGTAAGCAGGAGTTTGAAGCTTCTATCTGCAATGTAGTTCATACCGTACAAAATGGCAGCACAGGTTGCCCTGTTTGCGCAGGTCGCAAGGTTGTTTCTGGTATCAATGATTTGGCTACCAAGTTCCCTATGGCCGCTTCCATGTGGAGTGATAAAAACGATTGCTCTCCCAGTGAAGTATCTGCAGGCAACAACAAGAAAGCATGGTTCGTATGCCCCGACTGCAAGCAAGAATTTAAGGCTTCTATTTGCAATGTCGTTAAATCCTTGATGTACTACCATACCGGTTGCCCTGTTTGCGCAGGTCGCAAGGTTGTTCCCGGAATCAATGATTTGGCTACCCAGTGTCCTAAAGTTGTTCCTCTGTGGAGCGACAAGAACGATTACACTCCCAGCGAAATTTCTGCTCGTTCGGAAAGAAGAGCTATCTTCGTATGCCCGGATTGTAAGAAAGAGTTTGTGACAAGCGTTCGCGCCGTGACGCGGGCTATTGCATCCGGTGCTACCTGCTGTCCCGACTGCAAAATGCGGATGCGTACTATCAGTGCAGCTCGCAAGGATGAGCACGATTATGCGAAATCCGTCGGCACTACGATGGCGATGAAGGATGGCAGCAAAGCCACCTGCACCGCTTATCACGGCGTTAATAACATTACCGTTGAGTTCGAAGATGGTTTTGTTTTGTATCATGCTCGCTGGAACCAGTTTGTCCGTGGCACCCTTCACCACGACGAGAAAAACATCAACAAATAACAGAAAAGCCATCTGATACACAGTTGGCTTTTTAGTTGGAAAAATCAGAAATTAGTGTTGACAGCGCTTGCGAACGGCATAGAATAATAATCGTATCAAAGATACCAGTATCATTACCTGTATAGGTAGTGCAACAATAGCCATATTCACAATCCTCTTTTCTTGAAAAGGACAGACACTCGTCATGGGTGTCTGTCCTTTTTCTTTTGGAGGTTTTTTGCGGACTATCTGTTTTTGGTCATGCGGGAACATTCCTGCATCGTAGTACACCACGATACGGTGATTATAATAGATTCCCTGCCTAAAAAGCGGGACGTACACGCTGCGTTAATGCGAAAATCGTTGTTTTGCTGCAAATACAGCAAAGCATCCTTTATACATATCCCAGCCGCGAACGCCGCGTTAGAGCATCTTTTATACATATTCCAGCCGTGGGTACAACGATAAAGTGCGTTAGCATACATAAAACGAATATCAATCAAAAAAGGAGAATTATCATGACAAATTTCAAGAAGATATTTTAGCAAGTAAGCGCTTTTTTCAGCAATCATAAGATGCTATGTCGTCTTCTCTAGCTGCTGTTAAAACGCGTGATACTTGCGCTCATCGAACAAATCCCAGTCCCTGTAATTATCGTGATTGTAATTGCGATACTTGCGATAGCAATCTTTTACGCTTGTCTGCTTCCTGTAATAACAGACAAACACACAAACAAATAACAATAACCCCCTATCTTGGGGCTCTACCTGCTGTGGAGATGATTTCAAGAGCAGCACGTTGGCCCCACGATACGGGGTATACTATGAAGGCACATATTCTCAATGTTGGTATCACCAAGAACTACTTCAATGCCGTTTCCAACCAGTTCCTTCCGATGCAAAGCGCCGCTTGCGAGCCTATGGACAACATCCTATCGAACAGCACTGGTCCTGTAAACGCTCTGGTTGCGTTCGTACCGGGCTCCGAGAAGGACCTAATCGGCATGGTTACTGCCGACTGGGGCAACGGCATGGACATCGACGAGGTGAGCGAAAGCCTGCAGTTTGGCTCTCGTCACACCGATGAGGGTCCTCTGTGCATCCACGGTGTAGGTCTCAACAACTTCCTGCTGGTCGCTACCCGGAACAAGTATCCGTGGTTCATCGCCACCAAGAAGCCGGAAGAGGGTTCCTACCACCTCGTTGACGGCCCCTTCGACACCAAGATGAAGATTGTTGAGCAGCAGGATATCCCTCTTGCCGACATCGTCATGCGGGATGCCTACAAGCCTCTCGGCGCTCCCTCCACCATCATCTATGTGGAGATGGACAAGAGCACCGCGAGCACTATGCTGACCCAGAATGGCAGCTGCGCTCCGAGCAAGGTTTCCAGCCTCAATGTGCTGCGCCGTTCTATCGCGGAGCACTTCGGCGTCAAGTATCGCAACTACCTCAAGCCCGATGATTCCGGTGCCGCTCCCGCCCGTATCCTGATTCCCGACTATCAGATGGCGAACGGCAAGACTTGCGATGTTTTCGTCAAGCCTATCTTCCAGCGCTACAAGGCTGTGACCGGGACGCATCATCTGAGCGTGAACTACAATGGTCACGATATCCCTGTTTCCGTTGAGGTCGGTCTGCTCAATGCAGCCGCTACTCAGACTCGTGCAGTGACCGGTGGTTACGCCCTGAAGCACTATTATCAGGGAAATATGAGCACCCAGGGTGTGGATATCCAGCTCGGCGACCGCGTTATCGCTACCGCACAGTTGGATACCATCTGGGACCGTGCTCGTCATCCCTCCTTCAATCTGTTCACCGGCACCATCGCCATCGATATCTCTGACCTGCCGCGTGGGTTCCTGAACACCCTCGCAAACAAGTCCAACATCGATTTGAGCGATGAGGGCTGGCGTGCCATCTTCGATGCTGTGAAGGATGCAGTTCCTGTCGTTGAAGACAAGACCTGCCCCCTCGAGGAGTACGCCAAGCAGTTTGCTGAGCGTATCATGAACAACACCGGCAACAAGGTCGAGCTCCAGTTCCCGGTATATGCGAACCGCACTCGCATCGATGTTCTTGAATACATCGACGAGAACCACTGCAACATCTATGATTTCATGAGCACTGCTGCTAACATGAAGTCCGTTGCTGAACTGCGCACGCATTGGGACGGTATGGTCTCTCAGGGTTGCCAGCCGGTTTCCGCTACGATGTTCACCACCAGTCGCGGTCCGATGCTCAGCCACACCTGTGAGGAACTGAACAGCCTTATCCAGTCCATGCCTGATGACAAGATGAAGGCGGCTCTCAAGGTTGCGAAGGGTGATGTTGCGAAACTGCCTCACTACAACCTCGAAATCGTGGTAGACAAGAACCTGCCTCGCTAATCACACCAATACACTTAGCCGTTGCCCTTTGGGGTGACGGCTTTTTTCGTTGTCGTCTTGGCAAACAAAATGGTTCCTGTCCTCACCCACAATATAATGCGAGGTATAGCATTTTGTGCAAATATGTGCTATAATTGGCATAAAAAGGGAGGGACCAGTATGGTTGAAAACAATAATAACAATGGCAAAAAGAGAAATGACATCTTCACCAAAATCAACGATACTATATCTACTTTTCTCGATGGCTACCCGCCTGCCGTTCAGACCGCTGCTAAAGTCATCGTCTTTGGCGGTATGTTCCTGCTCGTCATTGGTATTCTCCATCTTATTTCACCTATTATCGTAACGGTTGTTGGCAATCTTCTGAGTCTCATCTTCACCTACGGCATTTTGGCACTTATCGTCATTTATATCGTGTACAGAGCCAAACTCACCATGACCCGCGATGAAAACTCCTTTCTGCTGAACGAACGCTTGAAGTATCAGAAGAAGGAGTACGAGGAACGCGAGCGCAGAAGAGCAGAACAAAACAAAAAACAGTAAAATTCAATAGCATTTTCGCTGTCCAGCTTCGGTTGGGCAGCTTTTTCTTTTTGTAGCGATAATTTCCTGTTGCCAATACTTGCGAATCGCATAAAATTAAACTCGTAGGAAGGATGTGGTTGCTTTGAAGCTTTTAGAATCCGTATTAGGGAAGGTAGCTACCATCGGAATAGCTGGCTATCTCTTTGGCTGGCTTTGCTTTATTGCCTGCGTCATCTGCACGCTCGCAAAAGCCGCACAGTGGCGCGATGTGGCCGGTTATTGCGCGTTTCTTCTCGGAGGCAGTTCGATGCTCATTGCCGTTGGCTTTTTGGGGCTTGCGGTCATTGGTCATATTCAGCACAAACGATATGTAAAAGGAGGCAAAGCACTGCCTAAAAAATAAGACAGTGCAAAAACAGTATGCAACACAAGAAAATTCTATTCGCCGCAGCTGTCATGATGGCATCCGTAATGATGTTTACCGGCTGTGCATCTCAGGAGATTCAGGACCGGAAAGCTGCTTCTGAGGCAGCGGCTATCGCCGCCGCACAGCCCACTGCCACACCGGCACCGACTCCTGCACCTACGCCAGAGCCCATCAATGCATGGTCATTGCTTGACAATCTTCCGGAGTTCGCTGTAGGGACTCTGGATAAGCCCGATATGACATGGACGGATGGGTTGCCTTTGGGTGTGAATCCTCTGACCTATGAGGATGGCGCATTCGTTTCAGGACTCTATTCCTCTGCATCCGGCAGCTCTACACAAATCAAGAGCGTGTCCGTGAAGGATTTGAACGAGATGCCGATTTCCGGATACCTGAAATTGTCCGTTCTGGAAACGGGGGAAACGGTCATCGACAGTATTGAGGATGCCGTAACCGGAGAAGGTCTGGAAAAAGATATCTCGGATTTCTGTGTCTGTACCGAGGGTGAGAATGGGGAATCCGCCAACTACTACCAGATTGGCTTTAATGGTGGCCCGGTATCGAATGTCATGGACAGCACCACGGCTGCTGCAGACGGCATGACTATCGGGAACGCCTTTGAGAATGGGCTTTTCTATTCGACGATGAAGCCTTCCGCTCTGAAGGATTTTCCTGTTGACGGCACGCCCGAGGAGAAGTTCAACGCCCTCTATGCGGTGTTCGGCACCCCGAATGGTCTTTATTGGAAGAACAGCCCGACCGGCACGCAGTATACTTCCTTTGATGAGTTCCGTGACGCGGAGTACAATAAGGAGACCGGGGCCAAGTCCTTCTACCTCGTCTGGAACTACGAGGACTGCACTGTTGTGGCATCCTGCAGCGACCAGTTTGACAGTGCCGATGTGAAGGGCACGGCTATCACCGATATCTATGAGTTCCCGGTATTGCAGGGCACCGAGTACATCAATGAAGCCAGCACTGATACTTTCTGGGGGTATCTTGGCTACGGTGACGCGCCTGTCCGTCTGACGGGTCTGTATGCGACTATGCCCGGCGCACCTGCTGAGGACGCTGCCGCTGTTCCGGAATCTGATACAGCAACCGAGTCCGGTGCTGCATCTGATGATGAAAACGCTGCGAATTCTGATGCAGCCGCGAGTGAGAGCACCGATTCATCGTCTGAGGCTGTAAATTCTTCTGTCACTGTCCAATAATTTTCTCAGATTTCACCTTTAAGCCCTTGCGCGAATGTGCGAACCGCATACAATGAAAAATGTACGATGGATACCAACCGAAAGGTAATTCACACATTCACAGTTCTGAACCGTTAAGGCAGACTTTCCAGTCACATGGAGAGTCTGCCTTTTTGTTTTGGAATTTGATTGCAGGAGCCTTTCGGGGTATGCATCGTAAATTTATTTTTTAAGGAGTTTGTTCAAAATGGACGATAACGCTTACCTCGACACTATCAAAGACATTAACTGGGATACCTTCTACCAGCAGAAGATGGCGCTTGAAAGCCTTACCGATTACCTACACCGCAACAAGGAACAGGAAAACGGTATGTTTGGCAGAGCCGCTGCCTGGATGGAGGGTATCCTGACCATGATGGACGGGTTCACGGATGCTGCTGCAGACGAGAACGCGTTCAGTTATCCCGCCCGTGACGAAAATGACCGGCACCTAGATTCCCGATTCAACGATGTTCTTGACCAGTACCCGCAAGCTTCGGCTTGAGATTTCTGATTAAGGAGGAATTTACAAATGCGAATTCGGGAAGGGTGTATTTTAACCGCCACCAATAGCAGCGACGAAAGAGTCAAGTCTCTTATCGGCTGCAAGGGTGCCTTGCATGTCGTAAACGGCGAGCCTCTTCGGTTTGTCGTGGGGACAAATGAGAACGCTCGCTCTTTTACGACTGCCACGACAAAGCGCCTCGGCGTGATTGGCGTGAATATTTTCGTTTCAACCGTTACCGGGACCGAATACACATTCGAGTTCCGTTGATTTCACCAAATACGGCTGCTGTTCAAGAAGAGCAGCAGCCGCGTTTTTTGTTAAAGGAGTTGATTTTTTTTGAATATCATTACTCGTGCTTCCGTAAAGGAGCGCATCCATGTCGAACAAATCATTCGCAGCCAGCCGCATATGCACAACAGCGGCCTTGTCGATATTGTTACCATCCCGGTTCGAAAATGTTTAGGACTTTCTATGGATGTCTACAAACCAGTCGGAGAGGTCAAAGAACCACTACCCATCATCCTGGATATTCATGGCGGGGGCTTGATTGCCGGCCGCAAAGAACAGAACAGGAATCTCGGTATCCAACTAGCAAGAAGAGGCTATATCGTTTTTATCCCCGATTACCGTCTGGTTCCCGAAACGGATATCTTCGGACAAATCTCGGATATTCTCGATGCGCTTGCAGTCATTGAAGCGAAAGCGGCAGAGTTCGGCGGCAACATCGAAAAACTCTTCGTTACCGCAGACAGTGCCGGTGCTTTCTTGGCTTCTATGGCCGTTGCTTCGTTACACCATCCTACCGAGATGCAGCCGGTCATCCGCCGCCTTGAAAGGTATATCCCGCAAAAGGTTCAGGCTCTCCGCGTAACTGCCATGGGTTTTCAGAGTGGGATGTTCTACCTTTACAAAGGTCAGGTTGGATTGCTGGCGGACAACTACATGCAGAAGGGATGGCGCAAAGAGAAGTACGCTTCCTATATTCGTCCCGAATACTATTGCAAGCTGCTGCCGCCGTGCTTTCTTTGTTCCGGAAAAGGAGATTTCCTGAAAGGACAGACAAAACGTTATGTGAAGCTGCTGAAAACCAACCACCAGTACCATCAATTCGTATTCTGCAATGTAAAAGAAGCCGACCACGCTTTTGCCGCACTTCATCCGGAAACGGCATGGGGGCAGATGGCAAACGATGAGATGCTGGCGTTCTTTTACCGCTGCGCACGATAAGATAAGGAGAAATCATGGCACACAAAAAAATTATCGACTCTGTGAAAAAACAGGGTCAAGTAACCATCAAAGACCTCGATGAGTTCCTTCGCTTCGTTATCAACGAATACGATATGCGGACATTAAATAACAACTATATCAGCATTCTCATTTCCATGCAGCTCGATGTCAACAAGGTGTTTGGACTCGATGTCTGCAAAAGAAGTGATGACGACTATGTAATTTTGTATTCATGCTGGTATCTGAACAAGGATGTTTTCGGCAGACAATTTGAAATGCGGCTGTACCACTACGACAACTCTAACGACGATGACGACCTCGGACTCGATATTGTTATGACACAGAGTCAGTACGATGCAGTCCTGCAGAGATTTGAGGAGCAGTACAAAAAGGCTTACGGAGTTGCCATTGAAAGGGGCTGGAAAGACTCTCTTTTTGACTGCGGCGAAAACGAGGAGGAAGAAATTTGAATATCAACCGTTACGCACTTTGCAAGGAGCGCTCCTTGCAGAAAATCATAAGCAAGCAACCGAAACCCAATACCACCGCAATCGGAGTTTGCAGCGAGACGCAGGTCACACATCACATCATCACGAAAAGAAGTGATGAGTGCTTGCCCATCTCTGCGTATGTTCCGAAGCACAAGGAAGGCGACGGCAAGAAATTCCCTGTCATCATCGACATCTACGGCGGCGATTTCGTTGCAGGACGCAGTGCCCTGAACCGGAATTTCGGAACATGGTGTGCGGAGCATGGCTATCTGACCTTTATTCCGGAATACACCCCGGTTCCCGAAACGAATCTGTTCGGGCAACTCGGCGACCTTTTGAAGGCGTTCGTTGTCATCCACCGCTGTGCAGAACGGTATGGCGCAGATATGTCCAGAATGTATCTGGTAGGTGACGGTGCAGGTGCTGCACTGGCTTGCCTCGTATACGCTCTTCTCTGGAACCCTGTATCCATGCAGCATCTCGAAGATGAACTGCCATTCGATGTACCGCAGGAAGCAAAACTTTCGTTCAAGGGTGTCTGTTTGCAGAATGGTATTCTTGACCTTTCCAGCAGAAAGATGAACGCTATCGCGCCTTATCTCATCGAAAAGGATTGGAAGAAGACCAGCTACGCTGAGTGCCTGTCACCTAAGACTTACGCCAAGATGCTGCCTCCGTGTTTACTCGTCACGAGCATTACCGATGCTCATAAGCGTGACACGAACCAGCTGGCTTGGCAGTTGAAGTTGAAGGGTACGAGGTATTCGGTACATTCCGCAAACAATCTCTTTACGAAAGAAAGTTTTGCTGCACGGCATCCTGAAACGCGGTATGCGCAGGCAGCTAATACGGCTATGCTTGCATTTTTCGAAAATAAATAACACCAAAAAAAGGAGAAATCACAATGGCTAATTATCACAAAAGGAACAGCATCCGTGCGGTCCAGTGGGCCCCCGAAAACGCGCAGAGCTTCGAGGACATCAAGAAGCTGATTGCCGAAAATCCCGGTATTGGCTGGAAGGCAGATAACATTGTCCGTAACGACGCCAGCGACAACATCATCATTCGCAGCTTTGGCATGATTGTACTGCGCATCAAGCCCTACGAATATCTGGTGGAGGGCAAGAAAGACAGCCTTTTCACCGTTTCGCCTGAAACTTTTGAACTCATGTATAAGTCCGACGAAAGCAGAAAGTGGTGAAACACAGTCAATAACCCACGACTAAAGTCTCGGGCTTGCTCCGGTAAGTCTGCACTTTAGAAGTGTCCGCAAGGATATGTTGACTACCCTTTGCACATTAAGTTGTGCCCCGTTATAAGCGAATAGACAGTTACCGTACGGTGTAAATCCTAGCCGTGCGCTCTAAGACAACAACACATCACGTAAAGCTGAGGTAAAGCCGACAGGTGTGGCTGTATCAAGCCGTTTATAACCTTGGGGAAGGATTTTTACCCTCTTCGGAGTGATGTGGTAGATTTGCTTTCCACGCGCAGGCAAAACCGCCGTTCAAGACGCTATCATAAGACCCGTTACCGTGCGCCAAGATTTGATGCAATTATATGAATCCAAACACAGTCAAAAAGAAGGAGTATTTGCTTCTTCACGCTTTTGATTAAAACGCAATGGTGAAAAAAATAAAAAATTAAGGAGAACAGACAAAATGGTTAATAATTCTAATATCGTTAATGCAATGGTTAAGTATCACTTTTCCGATGGTATTCACACTTTGCCCTGCAAAGTAAACAAACAGACGCATGAAGTCTTTGACATCAGTGGAAAAACGCAGCTCGTGAAGGAATTAGTCGAGGATGATGATTTTTCCTTTGATAGTGACGAAGAAGCCACTCTCTTTGAGGTATACGATGACCTAGATTATGCAGAAGTTGAGGTTGATGGAAAACTCTATCCGTTCCAGATTCTTGAAATGATTGATGAAGCACTCCAAGATGGTGGAATGAATCCTATTGAAGAGTACAGTGCCGTCGAAAAAAGCGGCGATTACTGGGAAGCAGTGGATGGAATGTCGCTGACTCAGTGCATCCGTTCTTGGCGTTGGTGGGAACTAAAAAATTCCATCGAACACAACCGTACAGCAATTGCTGATTTTATCGGAGCCAATCCCGGAAGTGCTACCTATGTTAAGGTCTTGAATGGGAATACAAACCAGACCGAGATTTGCGATATGCTAGACAAAGCTGAGGCTCAGATGCCGGAAGACAAATTTATGCAGTTCTTTAACAAGTACGATAACCCGAATATTTGGGATATTAACTAAAACTGCGATTCCAAGTTGTTTCAGCCAAAAATCAAGGAGAGTAAAAATGGAAAGAAGCATCAGAGCTTAAACAGCAACGATACCGTTGGGCAACATCTGCCGGATATCCTAACGGTTCTTCCGCTAAAAATACAGCACTGTTTTGGAGCAGACCTTTAAAAGATGAAAAGACTATCTTTATTACAGAAGGTGGTTTGAAAGCATCTGTTGCAAGTCATCTGTCTGGTGATTTGTTTGTAGCAATCCCCGGTGTAAGCTGTATTGCAACATTCAAAGACTTGCTTCAAGTTTGCAAAAAAAACGGAATTTGTCTTGTCGAAGCTTTCGATATGGATGGCAAACTGCTTCCAAAAGAAGTTGAAAAAGGGCAAGAAGGAAATCACATTACGGTTGAATCTGCGAGAGAAAAATGACATCAAGAAAAGCCATGTAAACGATGCCCGTTGTATCAGCAAGCATCCATTTGCTGAACCATGCAGTGTTTGCTATCGCACAAAAGCTATAAGGCATCACAATCGTCAAACCCATAAAGCAAACTTCTCAAAAGGTAGCATTCGCAAAAGAAGCCAAATGCCTTATGTTGTCGAAGGCTATCGTCTTTGGGATAAGGTTCTCTACAAGGGGCAAGAGTGCTTCGTTTCCGGTCGTCGTGCATCAGGAAGCTTTGCTCTCAGAAAGCTTGATGGCACTGTCGTTACAAACAGTATTTCATTCAAAAAGTTGCAGCTATTAGAACCTGCAACAAATTATCTAATAGAAAGGATGTGAATGGGCAATTCCTCCCACGCCTAAAGTCGCGGGTCTCCTTGCCCTGATTTACAATGATTGAATTCAACAAACCTTACGACAAAGCCTACGGATTCTGGCATGTCACCACGGAGGGTGACTGCGAGGGTCGCTCCATCACCGACCTTGGTGTCTTTGAGGGAAATATCGATACCATCGCGTTGGCGCTCGCCGACAGGTGCTACTATTACACCCTTTATTTCACTGCCGTAGACCCCACCGCCTATGACAAGACCCCGAAAAAGGATGAAATCAACATTTCCATTTACGGCGCATCCGGCATGTACGACATGACGAAAGAAGAGCGTTTGGACGCGATGCGGAATATGCTGAAAGACCGTCCCGTTTTTGTGCGGGATGGCGACCGCGCCGATACCTTCATCATCAGCACCAAGCAGGAATCGCGGGAAAAGCGCAGGCAGAAGGTTCTCGATAAACTGACTGCCGAAGAGCGCGAACTGCTCGGCGTTTAACGAGGCTGTGTAAATTATGAAGGACCGCAACCGGGAAATTGCGTTAATGCCGGAATTCGATAGCGAAGAGGCGTTTGACGCTTATTTTGCAGAGAAAACCGCAGCAGTGGCACCGTATCGCGATAGGCAAGGACGGCTCGTTCTGGACGATATCCATGACTTGCCCGAGGTCGTTGAGAAGGTGTTTGCCGGGCATCCGGAATTCACGCATACATTTTTCCATGAGGGCAATTAAACATTTGCATCTTCGTGCGAGTCGGATATAATTGAGATTGTACGATAGATACCATTCTACTAAGGCGCTGACTGCGCTCGTACAATTCACAATTTCGCTTTAAGGCGGACTTCCCGATGTTGGGAGGTCCGCTTTTTTGCGTCAATTTCAAAAAGGAGTGTATTAAAATGACTAACGCAAATGAAATGGCACAGAAAGGCTTCGACACAGGTTTCACCGATGCCAATGACAACGAACTTCATGTGGGTGACTATGTCCGTATCTGCGGTCATATTGGAAAAATCGTTTTTTCCTGTGGCGCATTCGGCATCTTCATTGCAGATGAAGTTCCTTGGGATGCCCTTGAAGAACTGGTTCGGAAAGACAGCGGTAACCGCCCCTCTTTCTTGTACAATGACACCTTCATCAGCTTTTGGGAGATTGTATGGAACTTGAGTGAGGACACGGACGAGCCGTGCTTGCCCTATGTTGAGAGCATCACCGTGACCGGCGGCATTTTCACCGACGAGAACGGCAATAAGGATGTCTTCATGGGCTGCATCAACGGTTGCTCCGCCACATTGACTCAGTGCGAATACACCTGCGGACGCTACTACACCTGTGATACCGTAGCAGTGGCAAACGACCTTCTGCGCGACGACGAGAGGCACGAAAAAGAAAACAACTGACGGTTGGGACGTTTCTCAACGACCGCCAAAAAAGAAAGTGAGGCATTACCATGGCAAAAAGCCGTACTAAAGAAATTGCTCGGGAGAAAACTCCGCAGGAACGCGTAAAGGATAGCTACTCTTACGAGAAAGCCTGTAACGCAGCAAAGAACTCTGGAACACCCACATACCATTTTGCTGTGGGAGACAGGGTGCAGGTTGGACATCTTCCTAACTGTGTTGTCGAAGAAGTGATGGATGATGGCGCAATGTATCTCATCCGCGTCACCACCAAGAACAATGTCGAATATTCCTGCTGGGCTTGGACGAGTGTTCGACCGTTGGATGACGACAAAGACACGCATTTCGCAAAGCGTGACTCTGCACTATCCCGTCTGCACTACTCAAATCGTAGCATGTACTCTCTACTCAGCTTCCATTACCTGTTCGGCGTTGATTTCAAACCCGATTATCAGCGCGGTTCTGTTTGGGATGAGGAGGACAGAGAGAAACTGCTGGACAGCATCTTCGCAGGACGCGAAATTGGTCGTTTCGTCTTCAAGCAGTTGCCCTTTAATCGCACAAACGACGATGGCAACTACTACGAAATCGTCGATGGCAAGCAGCGTATGTTGACTCTGCTTGCTTTTTACGAGAACCGATTCCCGTACAAGGGTGCGTTTTACAACGACCTTTCCGCTCTGGATAAAAACTGGTTCATGGATGCTTCCATTGGTGTTGCTGAACTTGACCAGAATACGACCCGTGCAGAGGTTCTGGAGGTCTTCCTCGCTCTGAACGAAGGCGGTAAACCTGTCGCAAAGGAAGTCCTCGACCATGCACGCGAGCTTCTGAAAGGGGAGACGGGCAATGGCAAAATGTAACTACTGCGGACGCGAAATGCTGACGGCCAACGGTTGCTCGTATAAGCGTGTGGTCATCAAAGGCGAACACAAGAAAACTTTTAACCGTATCAAGGTCGGTGCCCCCGGCGACTGGTACGAAAAATCCGTTGGTACTCCGGAAGAGAAAGATATCCGCTGTGGCGATTGTGGAGCCAAAATTGGCTACTATCACCACTACGGTTGCGACATCGAGAAGTGCCCCATTTGTGGAGGTCAGTTCTTGAGTTGCGACTGTTTGGAAAACTTCGATTCTGCTGTGCTGACCATCTAAAAAGAGGTAGTATAAACTATGTTGACTTTTACTGTTGAGGAACTGATTCGTTTTCTCTCAAACTGGACCATGACCTTTTTTGAGGGAGCAAAACGCAGCGGTGACATTGTGTTTTCCCGCTATTACTCGTTTTTCAAACGTCCGGTTTTGGTTAGAGAACATCAAGTTGAATCGCTCTATGTTATGGTTCAGAACCGGGATTCGTCGGACAATAAGAAGCCATCCTTTTCACGATTCGCAAAATGGGAATTTGGCGGCTTTATTATAGATAGCAAAACTATTTACATGGCCTCCAAACCCGTAAAAGCGTTGCTTCAAAGCAGCGATTTCATCGACGATATGGATGTCTTCGAGAAACTGGACAGTATCCGTATTCCGCTGTTCCGAAAGAACATTCCGGCAGACCCTGCGATGTTTCAGGATAAGGATGCAGTGGATAAAGCAGTCCGCAATGCTTGCTCCGCCTTTCTTTTTGGAACTCGATGCAATGAGTTCTCCAACCTGATTCGGACTATGTATCCTCTGAACGATGACGATGTGATTCACTATTTGGCATCTCCATCGGATTGGGCTGAAAAGACAAGCTCTGTCATCACGGCAAGCAACGGTACAGCATCCATAATTGATTACATGGTCCGGCTGATTGCCATTGATAAGATGTCGGAACAACTCCTTGCGTCTTATAAGCACGACAGTGCCGACCCTAAGGACATCACCAATGTGTGCAAAAGCATGATGGATGCGGTCGAACCTTACAAAGTCGTCACTCTCGTCATGGACTACATTGACGATAAGAAGATGGGGGAGCATCTCGAAGTGGAGTGTCCCAGACACCTTATTCGTGATGCGGATGTGATGCGTAGGAAAGGAATTTCCGCGACTCGTATCAGCACCTTCGCGAAGCCAGAAGACACCCAGCAGTTCGTTTGCAAGCACCCCAACCTCATTAAACGGGTTGAGAAGGGAACCAATATGTTCGATGTCTTCGTTTTTCCAATCAATTGTATCACAAGCATCCGGGCTGGAGAGAAGGTTCTGTGGACCAACCCGGCTACATAATACCAGCAGCATCTAAAATGCGCTGACAATCTGAAAAGAGGTATAAAGAATGCTTAAACAATCCATCGGTATGACCGAGAGCGATGCAAGGCAGATTGCCGAGATGTATCTTTCCCGCTACAACCCCACCTATTGGGACGGCAGCGGCGAAGTTCCTTCAGAAGCAAACTTTGACATTTGCCGGGTTGCGGTAGATAGTATGTACAATGGCTGCACGCTTGATATCCAGCTTTGCAAAATCGATGCCTGTCCTTGCTACGCCGCCTCCATCCATTTGTTTGAGGGTGGTTTCTGGACCGGTCATGGTATCGGCTGTTTTGACAAAACGGCCCTGTGCTATGACATCAGTTCCGTACACTCTCTGGCAAGCGCAATCATGCGTATCTGCGCCACCTATGAGAATCTCACCAATTTTCGCAAGGTTTTTGTCGAGCGCCTTGTTATCAGCAAAGAGCGCATGAACGAAATCAAGCAGTACACCGACGGAGGCAAAAAGCAGAACGAGATTGAGTTCGAGTCCGTTACCTTTGCCGATGGTATGTGCATGGATGTTCGCTGCATCCCACGCAAGAACGGTCCCTCGTGGTGCGAGGCGGCTATTTATTACGCGGACGAAGATGTTGTCACATCCGAGCCGTACAATTCGTTCTACAATCACTGGGTCTGCCAGACGGCAAACGCCACCTACCATCTCTATATGGGCGTTGCCGATACCGAGTGATGCTTGACGCTGTATGCGAACTGTATAAACTTAGAAGTGTACGATAGATAACATCTATATTTGACGCAGCCATTGCGCTCGTACACTTCACAATTTCGCTTGAAGCGCGGACTTCCCACATCGGGAGGTCCGCTCTTTTTGTATTAAGAATGCAGTCAAAATTATCAAAAACCAGCTTGCGCTGGAGAAGGAGGGCTAAGCCTTATGTTTTTAAACACAATTTATGAAGAAGATTTCCACAATTTTCTCAAAAACCCAACTGATTTCATACTTTCCGGAGTCGTTATGAACGAAAATGAAAAAGGTTATTATTATCGTTTCATTCGTGTCCCGATGGCCGATGGCGAGCATAGTGTCGAGGCATTATTTGGGCAAATGTGCAGTAACTATCCCACCAGCATGAGCAAAGACCATTTTTCTGAACAGCATAACCTTGAGTTTATGGCTTATGTTGTGGACCACGAAAAGACCTATGCTGAAAGCTATGAGTTCCTGCGATTGTTTGATGTCACCTCTGCTTACACCGGTCCCCATTCCGCAATGGGTGAGATGACGAAAACACTGTGGGATTATCTGGAGCAGAAAACAATTCTCGACCCTGACTATCTGAACACGCCCGAATTGCAGAACGAGGCTTATGAAAACGCTGTCAAACAGTATGTCCTGCAAAAGAAAGACACCGCATTTGAAGAAGACCTTCGTGAATTCCTTGAGCACATTGATGACACCGCGACCATCGAGTTTTTCGCTAATCCTACCGGATGGGCGGAAAGGGTAGTCGATGTCCTCGATAAGAATCTCACTTCTCACGATGGCACCCCTTTCAGCAAAAGCATCGGGAAAAAATTCGTTGCCGTCCAACGTCTCACCCAATTAAGAATGCTGGAGTTCCAGTCTAAGCCACATTGTTGGGAAAGTGAGTGCCGTAGTTTGTTTGCTGCGACTGAAAAAGCAAAAAACATTCGACTCGTTATTGAAGCCAATGGAAAAGAAATGCAGGTGCAATATCCTGTTTCCAACCTGATTACTTCTGAAACGATTAAGAATAAGGTCATTTCTACATGGGCTATTGCACCGCGTAAGCTCTGCAATGATGTGGAAGAATTTCTTGTGGAGAACTGCGCTGACTACAGTAAATACCAGTCTGATATTCCCATGAAGGCTGTCTCTCGCATTGAAAGCGGGCGCAAAGTTCTTTGGGAAAACCCTATTTTTGAGGAAACCAAAAAATAATTCCAAAAAGGCCTTGCATTCGTATGCGGATGAAGTATAATGGTATACATACGATAGATACCATATTTACCACCAACCGTTTCTCAACCCGCTTAACTTCAAGCAGACACGCCTTTTGACATGTCTGCTTTTTGTTTTGCAGACAACGAAGGAGGTCCCACATGTACATCCGCAACTTGACCCCGCATAGCGTGACCGTGGCCGGCATCACCATCGAGCCTTCCGGCATAGTCGCTCGCGTCTCCGCAGCGACTGCCGATGCTGGCTCGGTGGACTTCAACGGGACCACTATCCCGCTGACGACCACCGTCTACGGCGAGGTGCAGAACCTTCCCGCCCAGTGCGACGACACTCTGCTCATCGTGAGCAGCCTCGTCGCCGCACGGTGCAAGGACCGTACCGACGTCTTCATCCCCAATGAGCCTATCCGCGACGCGGAAGGGCGCATCGTGGGGTGCAAGAGCCTCGGTCGCGTCTAACCGCACCACCCCTTAGGCAGCACTTGCCTCCTGAACGATACAGGTACTAAAAAAGGTGTTCCGAGATTGCTTGGGTTAACGGCAACGTAGAGCGTGACTAAATATCCACCATCGGGTCACACCAGCTCTATCAAAACGATGGATTGCAATATGAGGCTATATCTCAAAAGTCAGGACAGTCGGCAATGGGACGTCCTGCACCAGAATTTTCTGGCTGTAGAAAGAAGCTGTACTTATACAGTGAGCACTCATTGCGCCAGTACGAGGGCACCAACAGGGAATACATAACCTAGGTGATATACCGAGCTCGTATAACGCCATATCGGTGATTCTTGTCTGAGAATCGGCGTTGGACTTCACTCCCGGTGCAGAGGAGTAGTCAATCAGGGTCATCCTGAAGCGACGGGTAGCAGGTTTTTGACATCCTCCACGAGGATGGCTTGCTATCAGAATGAATTGTGCTGACACACGATTCGTTCCATTTGAGCCTTGCAGAAATGCGGGGCTCTTTTTTTGTTGTCAATTCGTGCGAAATGAGTATATTTGGAAATGTAGAAGCCAAGCACCGAAAGGAGAATCCATATGTGTTGTCTGAAAATTGATACTGAAACGCTGCTGGCGAACCGTCTAAACACTTGCAAGACTTATTCGTTTTCACCGGATGATTTGCAGCAAATTTTGACGCACTCCCACTCCGTAAGGGGTGGGAGTGCGTCAAGCTGATGAAGACAGGATTGCTCTGCGCAGCGAGTGGCAGCACGATGACAAGAAGCTGCCGATGGCGTATTTCGATTTTGGATACTCCGCCGCTGACATCAAGCAATTGTGCGCCGCAGCGGAAAAACACTGCACCACGCAAAATGAACAGTTGCCAAGTTGTGCGAACCGGGTAGAATAGGTATTGTACGATAGATACCATTCTACTAAGGCGCGTCTTGCGTTCGTACAATTCACAATTCTGCTTTAAGGCGGACTTCCTTCTCGGAAGCCCGCCTTTTTTGCGTCAGAAAAGGAGTTTCGTATGTTTATTGTTGCAAAATCTTTCACCAACAAAAGAGGGGAGATGTTTCTCAAAATCTTTCCGAACCAGTACCCGTCCATCGAAACGGCTCATGCCGCTATGCAGTCGGACTATCAGGAAGAGCTCAAAAAGCGTCACCTTGACCGAAGCGACGAGGAAACAATTCCAAGCTCGTATTATATCGACACCACTGAGGCAGCTATATATGAGTGTCAGGATTATGCACCGAATTGGCTGACTGTCTCGGTTTTGTACGCCATCAACGAGGTCGTATAATGCCATGCATTATACGACACGCCACTATCATATAACAAAAAGGAGACCACAAAATGTTTATCGTGATTAAGAGCGAACACTATGATTGCACGAACCTAATCTGCAAGAAGGACACCCTGGAAGAGGCGGTCGCCGCAGTAAAAGACAGCATGGCACAGCGCATCAACAAGAACTATCATGCAGGTCTTACCGGAACTGATATCACGCACGAAAACGAAGACCACTACGGCTTTTCTTTCACCTTCGATGAGAACCGCCACGCTGACAGTAGCGAACCCAGAGCGTATAGCACATATGACTACTGGAATGGGGATGACCAAGAGAGTGTCGAGTGGGTCGTTTACGAAGTCACAACCGACAAGCCCTTCTTTCTTCTTTCTTACGAGGAATACGAAAGCATCGAGCTTACGGGCTTCTACGACAGTTTCGATGAGGCGTTTGAGGAAATGAAAGAGTTGATTGCGGAAAGCGTCAATGATGTCTTCGACGAGGATGCCACGGCCGATGATGTTGAGGATATGGAAGACTACAATGTCTTCGTACACTCTAGCAAGGACAGCCAAGACAACGGTGCGCCGCTCGCTTTTGCAAGCTTCTGCGACGATTATCCCAACCGTGAATGGGCTGTTCTCCACATCTAAAATAACTTCCTTCGCCGCTCGTCTTCGAATGAGCAACATTTTTTACTTGCCAAAATGTGCGAAACAAGTAGAATGGGTATTGTACGATAGATACCATTCCAAATCAAAAAGGCTTTCTGCCTTTCGTACAATTCACAATTCTGCTTTAAGGCGGACTTCCCGAATCTGGGAGGTCCGCCTTTTTGAGTCTATCAGAAAGGAAGATTGAAAATGACCGTTTACGATTACCGAGAATTGACTCTCAAGGATGACCTGTGCCTCGACATAAGCCATGACATGGACATCGAAAACCCACGCGAAAATGACTGCAATGCAGCCACTTTCTATTGTCTCAAAAGTCCTCGTCGCAAGATAGGCGATGTCATCGACGATGCCTACCACCTGAACGAAACAAAGCGGACACTCGAAAAAACGGGTGAGTACGTCATTTCGCCCATTTATATCTATGAGCATAGCAACATCGCGCTCAGTACGGTTCCGTTTCCTGATATTTGGGATTCTGCCTGCATCGGCTTTGCGGTCGCTAACATCAACGACTTCATGAAGCGGAGAATTTCCGATACTCCCGTATCCCGTTGTGAAGCCATGCACCGCGCCGAGGACTGCATCCGTAACGAACTCGAAGCATACAGTGACTATCTGGCAGGAAATTGCTGGCAATACTGCATCACGGACGAAGACGGCAATACCGTTGATTCCTGCAGCGGTTTTATCGGCGACGACCTTGAAAAGAACGGTATGCTGAACTACATCTGCGACTACATCGAGAAAAGATAAGGAGAAAAGACGATGAAAGTAAAAAGAATGATTAAGTCTGATGTTTCCACTTTCAAGGTTGGAGATATTATCAAGGTCAGACTCACCGATGACGAAAAGGCACAGGCTATGGCAGTGCAGCAGGAAGAGGACGGCATGGTTTTCTGCCTGGTTGATTGTCTGGCTAAAGAGTACCCGATGAATGAAACCCGTACCAATGAGGGCGGCTATGAAGCGTCCGACCTGCGTAAGAAGTTGAATGGTGAAATCCTTGACCGCTTCCCGGCAGACCTCAAGGCACTCATGGTTCCGTTTGATAACGGTGACTTTCTCCGTATTCCTACTGAAAAGGAAATCCACGGAGAGAACTACTACGGGGAGTACGAAAGTCCGTATGTGACTCAGTGGAAGCCTATGAAGCTGCGTAGAAACCGTATGGCACTTAAGGGCAAGAATGGGAACATGCAGTGGTACTGGGTTCAGAACAAAGTTCGTGAGTCCGCTGCTACCTTTGCTTATGTCTACTACAACGGCAATGCGGCCTGCTACAATGTTTCTCTCTCTATGGGCGTTCGCCCCGCTTTTAAAATCAGAAGCACCGTTGCGAAAAATCAACGAATCACCCATAGCGACTGACAAAAACCGATACCACTAGCCATCTGCACTCGTTGCGGATGGCTTTTTGTTGTTCGCGCTTGCATTAACGTGCGACTGGCATACAATAGTAATTGTATGACAGATACCATTTTACTTTGGGCGTTTTTCGCTCGTAAAATTTACAATTCTGCTTTGAGGCGGACTTCCTAATTTTGGGGGTCCGCCTTTTTGCGTCAACAAAAAGAAAGGGGTGTAATAAATTTGCGGAAGGCAGTTTTTGGATTGCGATTGTTTGAATGACTTCAATTTTGCTGCACTGACCGTCTAAAAGGGTGTACTAAACTATATCCGTGACTACATCGAGAAAAGATAAGGAGAAAACACTATGAAAATCACATTGAAAAGCAATAACGGCAAGAGCGTCACCATCCCCATCGAAGACCTGATTCAGAAATACTGGGCAGACGAAAACGACAAGCCCAACCGCATCGAGATGTCTACCACGGTTAAAGATGAGACCATCCTTGCCGCCATGACAATTTGCGATGAGAAGGAGGAGAACTACCTGAGTGTTGACCTTGAGAGTCGAAATGAAAAGTTTGACACCGAAGCGCTCTGGTGTTCTCTTGAAGCTCCGAACACGCTGAATCCATTCGTGACCGGATACCTGTATTCTGGTAATAACGAAACGGAAAGCGATGATTGGCTGCTTCGCATTGTGGACGGCTATCGGGTAGCTGATGACGATTCTCCGCGAATCGTTTTCGCGAACAAAAGAACCGTCAGCGTTCAGGATTTCTGTGAAGAATCCGAGGGTGAAAACAAGTATAAGTGGTTTGCCGCCACGGAAAAACAGTTCGACAAGCCGTTCAGCTACGCTGATTTCGGAACACGCTTGGAGGAAGCCACGCACGGCTATGTAAAGCGTATTCAATCCCTGATTGTCTCGAAGGATGAGGCTACTGTAAACCGCATTGCGGATATGCTGGATTCCATGGGCTTTGATGCCGTTACCGGATATTTCGACCCCAAGGAAGACAAACGCAGCGGCGAGGTAGATTCTCTGACGGGATACTACTACGTCGATATCTAAAAACAACCAATTATAACAAGGAGTACATTAACATGGAACTGAAACTTTCTTCTAATTTCAGCGGAAAACCCGTATCTGTCGTCGTCCCTATCGAGAAAGTTATCGAGGTGTTCTGGCCGAAAGACGAGAAACCGCCTATTTCTCTTACCGTATCAACAGTTCTTGGCGCAGACAGGGCCAATGCGGAATTTTCTCTTGGTGAAGAAACCAAAGAGTCCTATCCCGGCATTTGGCTTACGACCGATAATGTTAAAAGCCATCGCCACTGTTCTTGGTTCCGCCTCGAGCTGCCGAACGATACCAACGACATCGTAATGGGTCATCTTTACGCCGGTGATGATGATATGGAGACTGACCAGCCTCTTGCCATCATTGCTGACGGTATTCGTGCTGACGGGGATGAATCAAAACGCATCCTTTGGGTCGATGAAGATGTAACGTGCGTTAAATCCATGAATGACGATTATCTGAATCGTCAGAAAGCCATCACCGAAAAGCAACTCAGTGACCTTTCTTCCGGGATTTTTCTTCAAAATTTCGATTATATCGTTTACGGCAAGCGCCTTGCATCCAAATCTGAAAACACTGTGGAGTTCGTGGAAAACACTATCGTTTCCCACAACAAACAGGAGCTTGAGGTGGTTGCGAGCGGCATGGAAGCTATGGGGCTTTCGGTCGAGACGGGTTATTTCGACCCGGACGACGAGTCCACCGTCGATGTGCCCAAGCAGCTTATCGGCTTCCATTACGTTGTTCTGAAGAAAAAGGTCTAAATCACAGGAGGTTTATATGTACTGCAAAACTATCACAAAGGAAATCTTCGATTCCTATATCGCAAATGACTCGGATACCGTTCTGGAGGGTGTTGTTACCAACGCTTTCGAAGGCACCGCTTTCCGCCGCTTTGTGCGCGTTCCTTTGGCTAAGGGAGAACATTATGTCGAAGCGCTGTACGAGCAGGATTTCGGCTCTTTCCCTCTGGCTATGGGTGCGAATCATTTCAGCATTAAGAACGGTCTCGAGTTCATGGCGTTCATCGTTGACCGCAAAGAAACCTACTGCAAGTCTGCTGCATTCGCACTGCTCTTTGACGATTACCGGCAGGCGGATTCCAACTGGGTCACGGCTGAAATGAGAGAAAAGTTTCTCGCATACATCGAGAAGACCTACACCCCATCTGCTGAGGTGATGAAGGACAAAAAGTTTCAGTCCCTGACATACGACAGTGCCGTGAAGCAGTATGTGTATGACAGGAACAACGACACCACAGTACTCGATTTGATGCTGAAACTCCTTGAAAAGTTCGACGATTCCGTCATTGTTGACTACCTTGCAAACCCCACCGGATGGGAAGAGCGGTTTGCCAAGGTTCTGGAACAGTCTGGAATCTGGGATTCGTTCGCCAAGGAGTTTGCCGAACCTTTTGTGGCATATCTGGTTCAGGCCCGGCAACATCTGGATGCGTTCAGCGCGGACCCTTCTTGCTGGGAAAGCGTCTGCAAGAATCTGATGGCTGCTGTCTAAGACCGCAAAAATGGAGGAAAACAAGATGAAAGTAAAAAGAATGATTGAGTCTGACGTTGATACTTTTAAGGTCGGAGACGTCATCGAGGTCAAACTTGCAGATGGTGTAAATGTACAGGCTATGGCAGTGCAGCAAGAAGAGGACGGCATGGTTTTCTGTCTAGTTGATTGCCTGCCTAGCGAGCACCCGATGAACAGCACCCGTACCAATGAAGGAGGTTACGAAGAGAGTGACCTGCGTAAGAAGCTGAATGGTGAGATTCTGAATCTCTTCCCGGTTGGACTCACGGATATGATGGCTCCGTTTGATAACGGTGACCTGCTCCGTCTGCCGACCGAGAAAGAGATTTTCGGAAAGAACTACTACGGTGAGTACGAAAGCCCGTATGTGAAGCAGTGGAAGCCTATGAAGAAGCGCAGGAACCGTATGGCATTCGATGGCACTAAGGATGAGAACTTGCAGTGGTACTGGCTGATGAACAAGGTCAGAGAATCCGCTACTTACTTCTCCCTTGTCGGCAACTACGGTTATGCGTACAACAACTACGCTTCTTACTCTTTTGGCGTTCGCCCCGCTTTCAAACTCAAGAACCATTAACGCTTTTTGCACAAACTTTTCTTGACCTTTTGTACGAACGGCATAGAATAGTATTCGTACGATAGATACTATCCACAGGGACGCTATTTGCGTTCGTACAATTTACAATTCTGCTTTAAGGCGGGCTTCCTGATTCTGGGAGGTCCGCTTTTTTGCGTTCAAAAAAGGAGTGTATTTGAAAATGGCGAACAATGTAACCCGTACAACTTGTCGTTCTTGCAGCAACCCATACTATGTTCGAGCACGAATCATCGCAAAAAGTGCCGGTAGTCCCGCGTATCGATTTGACATCAATGAAAGTGTAAGTCTTCCGATGTACCAACATGGCTTTGTCAGGGACATAATTGACGGCGGCAAAATATATGTCGTGCAGATGTTCGAATCGACCGAATACCGCTGCTATGCGTGGCCTGACATGAGACCGGAATACGGATACAAAGATATCGGTTCCATCTACGGAAAGCCGAACCCGCACAAGCCACTTCCGGTCAGTAACTACAATCACACCGTTCGATTTTTGCTGGGTTTCCTGTACTTCTATAATGTTGATTTGACACCCGCTTATCAGAGCCACTATGCCTGGAACGAAGCACGGAAAGTCGCATATCTTGCTGATATTTTCGCGGGAAAAAATGCCGGAGAAGTCGTATTTCAGGAAGTTCCGTCATCTGACCCGAAACCAAAATATCAACTCATCAAAGGAGAACAAGAAGCCATCACACTTCGAGAGTTTTACGAAAATCGACTCTTGTACAAAAAAGCATGCTACAACGACATTCGTGCGGAGGATGTTTCCCAGTTTAACTACACCTTGCTGCGAATGATTGTCTACAACCAAAAGCACAAACCTTCCACTACATACGAAGACATATCACTTATCGGCGGGATACTCTTAGGAAGGTACTAAAACCAAAAAACAATAACGAAGGAGTAATTTTTATGAACATGGTAACTGAAACAAAGCGCCTCGATTACTGCGACAAATTGGTCGATTTTTACAAAAGCATCGATTGGGGCTGGCTCTTTGATTTCGTCCGTAAAAAATACGGCGTTGGAATGGTGCAGCACCCTGAAGCCAAGATGAGCAAGGATGGACGTATCGAAGTTTCTTGGCCTGAAAATCTCAAAGACAAATGCGGTCTGCTCGGAAAGGCATATCGTGAAGTACGCCTGCGGACCTTCTCGTCGCTCAATTTCCATGACGTGACCTACGACAAGGACATTCTGGACGAGTATAAGAAGCGGCCGGATTTCTACAAGCTCGACCTGTCTTATGCCGACTTGAATGGAACCTACTCGGATGCGTACTTGCAGATTGATATTTCATTCTACTACAAGACGTACAGCGGCGGATACAATTACACCGACCTGTTCTTTGCGGAGTACCACAATGATACTGGCTGGTTCATCCGCACTGCAGAAGGTGAAAAATTCCAGCAGGAGAAGTAATATGGCTAAGAAGAAAGTGCAAGTTCCGCTTGATGAGCAGGAGTCCCGCCAGGTCTATGACAAGGTCGATTGGAACTGGTTGTTCTATTTTGTTATGAACTCCTTTGGCATTGGCATTCCCGATAGCTTCCCCAAGCCTTACATCGGAAACAAGAGGGATTCCATCACTGGAATTGAGCATCCTGATGTAGCTCTCGTCTGGAAAGACGAGCTGAAGGAACACTGTGGTCCGCTTGCCGTTGCCTTGCAGAGCGTAAAGCTCATGGCTACATCAACCAAGTTCTACAAGGAAGTAGACACGGCGAGCAACGTCTTGGACTGTCAGATGGAGCTTACCCTGTCATTCCAGTTAGCAAGCGCCACGGACGGATACAGTTATCCTCGCCTGTTGACAGCCACCTATTCTGAAAGAAGAGGTTGGCTTGTTAAAACCGCCAACGCGCTCACATTCAAGCAGAGCAAAGGACACATTGCAGTTACCTAAAGCATCACACTTCAGCAGCCGCTCGCCAATATGGTGGGCGGCTTTTTTTTGTTGCTGAATAGTGCGAAACGATTAGGATGAAAGATATAGCCGATATGAATGTGAAATCTCGAAGTGAGGTGACCAGCGTGGATGAATTTCAGTATATTGTGCTGCCGAATGGCAAAAAGAGATACTACCGTGAGCCTGATATGTCTCGGACGGACAGAAAAACCGCAAATATAATTTACAACCCCTGCGCCGGGAAAGCCCACTCCGTGAGGGGTGGGAGTGCGTCAAAATGCATTCGAAAATCGTGAACCCTATAACGCAAAAATGCGAGAACTGAAGAAGCGAGTCAAAAAGCAGAATGCAGAATTGCAGGCATTGGCTGAAAAGGGCGTGAAAATTTGACAACAAGGCATTTTATTTTTTCGCCCACTTGTCAGCATGTGCGAATCAGAGATAATGGTATATGTACGATAGATACCATCTACAAAAAGGCGTTATTTGCGCTCGTACAAAATTCATAATTGCGCTTCATGGCGGACTTCCTGAGAAATCGGGAGGCCCGCCTTTTTGCGTAGAAAGGAAGTATTTATATGGCAACTCGAACAATTTTATTCCGTGGCCAAACGCGACGCAAGGGTGAACGAACCTCAATATCTGGTATCCCACTGCCAGGCATCTGGGTCACGGGCGGCGTCTTTCCTCAGAACAAGGGGTATGATTACGCGATAATCTACCAGCAAAACCCCAAGGTCGAGAAATACGTTGTACACACGGACACTATTGGCCAGTATACCGGAATCAACGATTCTCTTGGCACCTTCGTCTTTGAAGATGACTTCATCACATTCTGGCTGAAAGGTGATTCGACTCGAACTCGCTGTAAAGGTGTGGTCGAATATCCGGAATCATCAGCCTGCTTCATGGTTCGCCTTTGCGAATCCAAAGACATCGTCATGCTCAAGGATTGCTGCTGCATTCACGTGATTGGCAATGTCTTTGACGGCGAATTCGACAAGAATGAAAGCGAGATGAAACGTCTTTACGCGGAATGCTTGAACCTTGCAAAGCACATTGACACTATCATGCTCCGCTATAGCCCTGATATCGACGCTCTCGAAGCCGAAAGCCTTTCCGATATGGCTGTGCGCTTGCTCGATGGAACTTCTCGCCATGACGTTGTTAAGGGCTTGGAGGATTTTCACGACAAGTGGAGTCACTACAACGAACAGGCAGCGGCAGAATCTCAAGTGATTCTTGACAAGATTTCTGAGCTGTTCAACAAGGGTGGTGATTGCCAATGACGACTGAAACCGAATACCAAAACGCTGTGAAATACCTCACCAGGCTCCTGAACGGCGGCTTGATGGGGGAACGTGGCAGCAAACCTCTGCGTATAGCCATTGAGGCTTGTGAGCTGCAAATTCCAAAGCAGCCCATCTCGAAGAACTGGTCTCCGAACCTCTGCCCACATTGCGATGCGGACCTGGGCGGCGACTGCAATGATGGCTACTATCAGAACCCGCATTATGAGCGCTGTCCTGTCTGTGGTCAGAAACTCGATTATAGCGAGTAAAGGAGCGTGAAGAACTATGATGTTGTCTGAGTTCGAGAAGCTCACCGGCTTAAAGGTTACGACAGCAGAATACGCAAAAATTGAGGCTGAATATATGGAAAGCCCCGATGACAAAGCAAAGTTCTGCAAGATGTGGCTCAAAAAAGGAGGGCTTCAAAAGCTCCATAACGCAAGGCTTGAGGAAATTGAACATCTGAAAAAGACCATCAAGGACCTTGAGCACAAACTTGATGAAGAGCAAGACTGGCAGATTTCTCATAAGTACGGCACGCACTACCAAAAAACATCTTATGACCATCTTACCAAACGCTGCTCTAATGAGCATCAGTTTGAGTCCGAGGCGAAAGCTGCAGAGTTCATCAGTTCTCAGTATGGTTTCGACAAAGATAGGATTGTCTTTATCCACGATGTCGAAGTCTATGAGACGAATCGGCACGGAATAACGCGTCTGAAAGAACGGCTTACTCGTTTTCCTTACTATGTCGGTTGCAGAGCAAACTATGCACGTTTCGATGTGCGTTGCTGCGGCGGGAGTATGCAATGGGAACTTGTAGACGGAGAACTTAAAGACTATTCCACGCCTCCATTTTTACCCGATGGGGAGCAATAGTTCCCCAAGAATCATCACACCGCACAGGCCCCAATGATGCCTGTGCATGATTTTTTGTATTTCATAAAACCATCAATGTTTCAAAAGGAGTGTGTAAGCACATGATTACTTTACCTACTAACCATCCCTATTTCTTCACTTGCCCGTCTTGTGGCTGCAAACTCATTTCCGTTTCTACCGGCAACCGAGCCAAACCCCATTGCCCAAAGTGCAACTACTCAGCCGATGATGCTTTTGTGGTCAAAGACCGCGTTACGAGCGAGGCCATGAATGTCATCGCTGACAACACAGAACTGGCTGAAAACTTTGCCGAAACCGTGAAGCGTGAAATCGCGAACGATGACGATTCATATGCACACATCGGTTTCCACTTGGCAAACGACATTCGGAATCAGAGTCCCGCGTCCGAAGTGCTCCTAACCCTCTGTGGCTGGACCATCGAGACGCTGCTTGACAAGACGCCGCCCATCGCAATCGATGAAGGCGACAACAACAATGAAAAATAAGAGGTATACAAAAAAATGTTTGAATTAAATCTTTCCAACGCTCTGGCGTTGATTGACCAGCCCGTGTGGGTCGTCACTGAAGTGCGCAGCCGCAACAAGAACGGTCGCATCTACGCAAAGTCACGTGCGAAAAGCACGGTTTATCCCGGAAACATTCAGACCGTCAGCGTTTGGCGCGGCTATACTCGCGCCGGAGACAGCGTCGGTGCGCCAAAGTGTACTGTTGAAGTCTGCATCCATACCGGCGATGACCTTGCTGACAATGTCATCCTACCCGCTGAGCTGCTGAATGTTACGGTGTTTGACAAGAAAGAGGATGCCGAAAAAGAGCTGGCGTACCTCAACGCCAACATGAACACTATGACATTCTCTGAACAGCGTCAGCGTGAAAACAAAAAAAACGCAACTGTATTCGGAATCGCTTGAGGCACCCTAGATTTTTCTGCTTGCCACTTTATGCGAGTCGGATATAATTAGAACTGTACGATAGATACCATTCTACAAAAGCACATCTTGTGCTCGTACGGTTCACAATTCTGCTTTAAGGTGGACTTCTCATTACGAGAGGTCCGCCTTTTTGTTTAACTATGAAAAAAGGAGTGTTTTATCATGACCGAAAACGAAAAAGCAAGAGAGCTCATAGCTACCTCTGAAACGACCGTGAAGGTTGACCCCCAGAACGGCTGGTATCTCAAGCGGTTTGCCGCCCTGCAGTTTGAGGGCTCCGTGGACAATTTCAGCACAAATATGCCAATTCATGTCCTTGAACAGCAGCTTCCGAAAGATGATACCATGAAGTTGGATGACGCTGTCGCTGAAGGTCAAGATATCGATTACAGCAAGTTTTATGACGAAGATGGCTGCAGCTATTCGTCGGTCAGCGAGCTTGTAGAAGTACAGCTCGGCCTTGACGATGACGATTCAATTCGGGAATATAACGAGGAAAACCCTGACTTGCCGTACATCCCGTATGAAAAGCTGCAGGAAATGGATACGAAGGATATTCCGGAATTGTTGTTGTCTGTCACTGATGAGGCCGACTATGTGGATGCATACAAGGAAGTAACCGATATCGCATCTTGGAATGTGGAAGTCACTCCCATGAGCAACAACTATGAAGCCATGGGATTCGCGTTCACGCATCAGGGACTCAAAGAGTACGAAAAGTCCATCGATAACCATATTTTCCATTCCTGCCGTACATATGCCTATGCAGGGGAGCAGCACAACCGCCGCGAGGGCGATTTTTATCCCATCATGGAATTCCTGCACAGCGCCGGTGAACAGCTTCTGGTTGACGACCTTAAGCGGTTCGATGTCAAGGTGATGGAACTCGCTACTGCGGAAGAGGTGGAAAATCTTTATCGAACCGTTCCCAATGAGCCGCATCAGGCTGCTTATATCAAGGTCATGGATAGAAAAACGAATACGGTATATAGCCGCATCTATGTTTTCTGTGCAGGCCAAGAAGAGAAGTGCCTCAACGGCGATACTTATCTGAGCAATAAGCAGCATTATGTCTTGGTCAAAAAGGGTGACGATACCTATAAGGTTCCTTATCCGTTTGACTGTGATAAGACAGTTGAAGCCCTGAATAAGAAGTCCGAAAAGGAAGAGACACTGACCGCAGCACAGCGGCTGTTCTTCTGGGCAGAATACAAGAAAACTATCAAGTTGGATTGAGGCAAATAAGCCAAGAAATTGCAACCCATGTGGTTGCGTCAGAGTCCCGCGTCCGAAGTGCTCCTAACCCTCTGCGGCTGGAACATTGACACGCTACTCGACAAAACGCCTCCCATCGCTATCGAGGACTGACGCCATTGGTACTGTCCAGAACGTCAAAACTTTGGCACAAATACGCCTTGCCGATACGTGCGAATCAGAGATAATAATATTTGTACGATAGATATCATTTGTCTTTGACAAGGTCTCTTGTGCATGTACTATTCACAATTTCGTTGAAGAGCGGACTTCTTGTTATTCAGGAAGCCCGCTTTTTATATTAAATTTTAAGGAGTGTATTATCTATGTCTAACAAAACAAACCAATCCGTTCTGGTCAATGACACCAGCAGCTACTACCTCAAGCAGTATGCAGCCCTGCAGTTCCCGGGCTCCGTTGACAATTTCGGGACCAAGACACCCATTCATCTTTTGCAGCAGCAAGAAGAATCTGAGCGCAGCGTATCCTTACGTGAAGCTTGCGATTCGGACTATGACCTCGATGGTGCGCAGTTCTTGTTCGAGGGCGCGACTTATGACTCGGTGACAGATTTGGTCAAGGACAATCTGTGCCTTGACGACGAAGAATCGATTCAGAAATACAATGAGCATCCTCGGTTTGACCCGTTTATTCCGTACGATGAACTGGTTGACAAAAAGAATGCCGACAGGGAAGACATCCGCGATATTCGTGATTCGCACCGTCTCGACACGATGGCCGACTATGTCGATATGTACTCCACGGCAAGCGGGTATGATACAGCAGATGACATCACGGTTCTGCTTCCTTCTTCCTCGTATGAAACTGTGGGTATGGCGTTCACACATCAGGCTCTCAAGCAGTATGAGAAGTCGATTGACAATCATCTGTTCCGTAAGCACCGTTGCTATGCGGCGTGCGGAGAAGGCTATGGCCGTGAAGCTGGCGACTACTATCCCATCATGAATTTTATTCGTGATGCAGGGGAACAGCTGCTGGTTCAGGACCTTGAGAATTTCGATGTCAAGGTCATGGAACTCGCTTCCGACGATGAAGTCGCTGACTTTTATTGCGAACATCCTCACGAGTTGTTTCGAGCTGCTTATATCAAAGTCTCTGAAAAAGACACCATTGGCAAATGCTATTCTCGTCTGTACGTCTTTTGCTCCGGTCACGAGGAAACCTTCTCTGACGGAAGCAGTTTCCCGGTTTGCGACAGCCATTATGTCAAGGCCGTCAAGGAAGGGAAGGAATACAAAGTTCCTTATCCTTTTGACTGCAACCGTTTCGCCGATGAACTGAACAAAAAGTCCAATGAAAAGGAACGCTTGACACCCGCTCAGCGTCTCTTCTTCTGGACCGAATACAAACGTACAAATGATTTAAGGAGAAAAAGAAATGATTAGATTCTATATTTCCAATCCGGATGATTTTGACGAAGCCTGTGAGGCTCTTGACTCCTGCGGTGTTGAATTTGAATTGGACGGAGGCGACCGCATTATAGTTGAAGATGAACTTCGCCAGGATGCGCTCAGTGTCTTCGACGAATATGACATTGATGCTGAGGAGGTCTGAACTATGCTGCGTCCCAACAAAATCAGTCCCCAAAAACCATGCCCATTCTGCGGTGCCTTTCTCGAAAATCAAGCACCCAGCGTCCTCTGGTGCCACCCGCAAAACGGTTGTTTGCTGAGTCTCCGTGCTATCGCCGGAGACGACCAAATTGCTCAGTGGGATACGCGATACGGTGAGACGGCTGGCAAAAGCAATGTAAATTGTGAGGAACGATAATGGCCAGATTTTTCGTTTATAGCACGAAGGAAGCTGCTGTGGCTTTGAAAGAAGCGCATATCCCTTACCGGGTACACGGCGAATGCTGTATATCGGTGAACAATGATGATTACAGCACCGCTGTTGAGGCTTTCTTTCGCAACGATGTAAGTTTTCAACCGGAATAAAGGAGGTATTTCTCATTACAAGATTCTTGGCGTTTGGCCTTGCTGCCGCATGCGCCGCACTTGCTCAGGAAGCGATTCCGTATTCACTTGACTGCCATCGACTGATTCTGGTTGATGAAAGCCATTACTTTGAAACCATTGATATTTTCGATGATTACGACATCGATTTCGATGTTATCGGAAATTTTTGAAAGGAGAACTGTTATGTTTACAAAAGAACTCTATAAAATCACATGTACCCGCAACGGTGAAACCAGCGATATCGGCACTTATTTGCTGAAGCCTGGTCCCGAGGCTCCAATGGACTGCTACCGCAACTTTTTGAACAAAACGGATGTGGCCGTTTCCATCAAAAGCGTACCGGACGGATTTATCATCACTGATAATTCTGAACCTGACACCAGCTACCACCTGATGTTTATCCCGATGGACGACGATTTCTGGGCCCGCTGCGCGGCTGAGAAAGAAACGAAACAATAATATTTGCCCCTTCATCCCTTTTGGGATGAGGGGGCTTTTTTGTTGACACTGCTTGCGAAAGGCTGATAATAAAAGCTGTACGATAGATACCATCTATAGCGCCATTTGGGCCGTACGAAAAATTCATAATCTCGCACAATGAAGGCAGATTCACTTTCGGGTGAGTCTGCCTTTTTTATTTGCGCGAACACAAGAAAGGAATTAACAACAATGATTGCAAACCTAAAAATCGGTCCGTGCCCTAAGTGTGGAAGCACTACGTTCCATGCGACAGCACACGTCACTCAGACCTGGCTTGTTGATGAGGACGGCGAGTTCATCAAGGCCGAGACCAACTGCGATGAGGTAACTCATTCTCCCGACACTGAGGACTTGTTTGAGTGCTCTAAATGCGGGGCTGAGGTTCCAGCAAAGTATGTGTACAGCGAATGATTCCGCGACTACTTTTGCAAAACCATTCGTACATACCATCGTCAAAAAGCAGGCATGGCCTAACGATTTGTTAGGGTACTTTTTGGAGGGAAATACTATGAAAAATCGTGTACCTGAAGTCTTTTTGTCCGAAATGTTCGGCGAATTGCGCATCATGGAGGATGACAACAAATTCTATTTTTGCGCCGCAGATGTTTGCTCAGCTTTAGGCTACTCAAACCCAAGCCATGAACTGAACATACATTGCCGCCATGATGGCATCAGGGCTGGCAGAGCGGATGTAAACGGCGTTCCCCGCATCATCAAGTTCATCTCGGAAGGCAACGTATATCGTCTAATCTGCCGCTCAAACAAACCCGAAGCGGAAAAGTTTGAGACCTGGGTTTTTGACGAACTCTTGCCCCGGATTCGCCAGACCGGCGGTTATGTAAATGACCCAGTAGTCTTTGTCGATAATTGGCTTCCGAACACGGACGCCAAAACTAAGGTTTTGCTTGTCACTTCGCTGGAAGCTGTCAAGAATCAGGACAACATTATCGGCGTGCAGCAGGAGAGTGTTGAGTTCCATCGCGCAGTGAGTGCATCCGTGAACAGCGTCGATTTCGGCGAGTTTGCAAAATGTCTTGCCAACGACCGTATCAACATCGGCCGCAACCGTCTGATGGCGTGGCTGCGCAAAGAAAAGTATATTGACTCTGCAAATGTTGCTTACCAGCGCTACATCGACCAGGGAATCTTCGAGGTTAAGGAAACGGTGTACTATGTCGGCACCACTTACCATACATCGCGTAAGACGCTGATTACTCCTAAGGGGCAGGTATATTTGGCAAAGAAGGTTTCTAAAGAATACAAAGGCTGATTTTGCTTGACCGCGCTTGCGGAATGAATAAAATCAGTCTTGTACGATGGATACCAGCAAATCCATAGTTATTCACAACCTGTAGCAGAAAGCAGACTCATCTTCGGATGGGCCTGCTTTTTTTGTTTACATGAAAAAGAAAGGAACGATTTCATGAATTTTAACCCTAATAACCAGAACACTCTTCTCACAAAGAAAGTCGCAGCACTATACGAAGCAATGCAGAAGGCTGGTGATAGTGGTCTCGCCTTTATGGTCGTTGACAGTCTCAATAGTCTTGCAAATTATGCCAGTTTTTTGGCTGAACAAGAAATCTTAATTCAGCAAGCTCGTATCACGATGGATGCTGCAAGCTACCGCATTTTTTATCACAGCGTCGATTCTGCCCGTACCAGTTTGCTCGAAAACGCGGCTGCCAATGTCGCTTTACTCAACCGGCTGTGCAAGAAATACAACACAGACCAGATTGCTGGAAATGTGGCAGACGCAATTGAAGCCGAAATGAACTCCGGCAACATGTATTCTCTTGCTAATTCCCCGGCCTACACTGCATTCGCCAAAGAGGTTCTCAACACCTATTATACGACCGGTTCAGCCGGAAGCATCTGTAACAAGTAAATCAATCCAAGCCCTTTACGGGGTCCACATTGCGGTGGAGGCAAAAGCCAAGAGCCGCACGATGACCCCGCGTTAAGGGGAGACGTATGAGTATCAATCTGAATAGCCGCAACAACACCCTCTGCTGCAAGGTCAACGACCTGTACACCGCCCTCATGGCCTCTGAACTGCTGAACGACTGCGTTGATGACGTTGTCGTGATGCTCAAAACCTGTGTTGATTACGTCAACATAGTGTCGAATCAGGAAGTCCAGATACAGCACGCGCGTTTCACGATGGACGGTGAGGAGTTTCGACAGTACGTCATGGAACTCGACCGTCATCGCCGTGCGTTGCACGAAGGGCTGATGGCACGGGTGAACTTTGCCAATCGTCTGTGCGTGAAGCTGAACACACCTGTTCTTGCTGAACGGGTCACGGAAGAGAACCGAGAAACCTATTTTGCTTTCGCAAAAGAGGTGGTCGATTCCTATTTCGGTGAAGCCATGCAGAACGGACGATTGCTCTAGGGCAACATTGTCCCAACCCGTTTTAACACTACAACTATGGAGGTATTTATTATGTCTAATAACAAAGAAATTATCTGCAAACTCATCAAAGCCAAGAACCAGGAGGCCAACAGCTACACAGACCAAACTTGCTACAATGCTGCCTACTGCTACGGCTATGTGGACGGCGCAACTATGGCACTGAACACTTTGAGCGGCGTACCCGAACGCCATAAGTGCTATGCTATCCTGTCCCATTATTCCAATGAAGATATCGGCACGTTTGACTCCGTTGCAATTTGCGGCGGGGTACATATGAGCTTTGAGTCGGCCAAGAAAGCGGCTGATGAAATGCTTGCGGTCGATAAGGAAAATGGGTGCCACGATGACGCCGTTCCGTACACTCTCGACGATTGCAAAGAGTTTGACGACCTTCCTCTGTACATTGCAGGCGAGTGGGTCAAGGACAAATTTGAACACTATCACAACTTTTACGCTGTATTTGAACAGGATGCAGCGCTGTAGAAAACAGAACACTGGAGGTGCTCTTATGTTTAAGGTGTTAGGTGGCATTGGTCGTTCCGTTCCACTCTACAACGGCAAGGCTCGAATCCTTGTCAAGGCAATTATCCCGGTTGCTTCCAGCTACCTCGCTGATATGCAAAGTATCTGTGAGGCAAACGGCTGGAAATCCGTTCTGGATGAACGCGGTAACCTGGTCGTCTTGTCTGTTGTGTCCATTGACGCTTACCGGCTTTCCGACAGCACCTTGATGACCGCATATCTGCACTTTGCAGAAACTGCGGCTCAGAAACTTACGGGCTGCAAAAATCGGTATTTGGTCGCTGGTGTTGTGTCTTACGATGCAGCCGCATAAGGAGGTTAACATTATGAAATACCACGGATTTGAATCACCCATCGATTGGTCTCAGTACCTTATCCAGAAAGCAGACAAACACGAATATGAACCGTCTGAGCCGGGGAAGAGAGTCGAGGCTTTACTCGAAAAGCTCTACCTGCCGCAGAACTCCTATTCCTACGCAAAGTTTCCTCAATGGTTTGCGGATGCCGCTGACAAGGGGACAGAAGAGGAACAGGTACGGTATGTGATGAATCATCTCTGCCCGAATCTGTACCACTTTTATAAAAATCCGACGCAGAAAGATTTTCGTCTGGGGCCTGATGTTGTGAACCTCATGGTTCACCAGCATATGTGTGAGAACACGCAGGCGACCATTCTGAACGAGGAAGGTTCTCTTTTTCAGGATTGGGTTCATGATACTCACGAGGAAATCCTTCTGCTGACGTTGTTCTTTGAACACGAGTTCAACGATATGGATATTCGGTGCGCCCGCGTATCGTATACCTCATCGGATGCCGAAATCAAAGCCTGTTTCCTTCACGCGGTTCATAAGCGGTTTGGCTTAATGGACCCGGCAGCGGAAAGGCTTTGGCTCAGCAACAAGTCTAACAAAGTTTACCTCATTAAAACAATCCACGGAATCGCTTGAATACATATCAAAGGAGTGCAAAACTATGAAATCTGATACCATTCGCAACGACTACGCTGCAGCTCGAATCTCTGCCATATCCGCTATTATCGCGGCGGAAGCAATCGAAGTCACCCTGCTTCTCATTCTGATTCAGTCTCTGCTAAAAGCTGTAACTCCAGAGACAAATTGTCAAGGACTTTTTAATCAAATTCACAAAAATCTACAAAAAAGGTGCCAGAAGCACCGTATGGCTCCTGACACCTCGTTTGATAGA